ATGAAACTCAACAAATCTACTGTTGATGCTATTCCATTAACTGAAAAAGGTCAAAAAATATATAGAGATGCAGAACTAATCGGTTTTGCAGTTCGGGTAACTAATAAAAGTAAAACCTATATTGTTGAAAGGAGGCATGAAGGTGAACTCTATCGAGTGACAATTGGCAAAACTACCGATATTCCTGCAACAAATGCTCGAGCAAAAGCTCAGATGATTCTGGCGAAAATTTCAAACAATGAATATGAAAAGCCTATCAAATTAAAGAATGTTGCTAATCCTTTAGATATTACAGTGAATGAAGCCCTTCAAATTTATATTGATAGAAATGACTTTAGACCAAAAACAATTAGGCAGTACCGTAAGTACTTTGATTTATATTTGGGGTGGGGCAATAAAAAGCTTTTCCAGATATCTAAGCAAGAAGTATTGGATCGATTTATTGAGGTATCAGAAGTAAGTGAGTCGTCAGCAAATGGTGCTGTATCTCTTTTAGGTACCTTATGGAAGTATATTCATGTTCTTTATTCAACAGATGAGAACCCGATCCTTAAAAGTAATCCAGTTGACATTATTTCCGCAACAAGAGGTTGGAATAAAATAGCAAGTAGGGATAGACATCTCCATAAAGACATCATTCACAAATATTACAATGCGGTGCTTCATTATGAAGATGAGTTAAATCTGGAAAATACTGCTAGGTCAAACACGCATCGGGATATCGTATTGATGTGCATGTATACGGGATGCCGTAAACAGGAGGCATGTTGTCTAAAGTGGGCTGATGTAGATATTAAAAATGGTACCTTAACTTTTAGAGATACCAAAAATGGTTCAGATCATACTTTTCCTATTGGTGATCATCTACACAGTATTTTGCGTGAACGTTGGTTATTAAGAGAAAACGATTGGGTTTTCCCAGCTACTAAGATGCCTACTTCGTGGAATATGCATGCGACTAAGGTAGATACATTATTGAATAGAGTGGGTAAAGAAGTTGACTATTACGTTTCAATGCATGATTTCCGCCGTACATTTGCCACTATATGCAACCTTTTAAGATTTAATATTTATGTGACAAAAAGACTTCTTAATCACACGGCTAAACCAAGAATTGATGTGACAGGTGGATATGTTCAAATTCCAGATGAGGAATTAAGAGCTTCAATGAACATGATTGAAGCGGTGTATCAAGGCAAGATTGATTGCTTTAATTACCAATCTGTTTGGGCAGAAAGATTAAAAGAAATAAAGGCGGTTTAACCGCCTTAAACTGTTGCAAGCTGTGCTGTATTAAGCACAGTCTTGCTTTGCTCATATTTCAAAACGTCTTTCTTTTTATATGAAACACGTCTCCCAATTTTCGAGAAAGGCAGTGATGATTGATCACAACGCATTCTAGCTAATGTCCAAGGCGAGCAATCTAAATAAAGTGCTACAACCTCTTGAGGAAACTTCTGTTCTTCATTAGCCATTATGAAGCGATCCAAATATTCTTGTTGCTCTGCATCAGATAGATTTCTCAGATCTTTTAACATTTACTCCTCCTTACTTTCCGCTTTAACTTCTAATTGAGTACCCTCATAGGTGCCGTCACCCCCACAATTCAGACAATGTGTATACATGCCTAAACCATCCCCATCAGGACAGAAGTTTTCAGGTAATGACTCGTTTAGAAATACGGTGCCCCCAATTGGCTTTGTGTGAATATGAGGGGCAAGACCGTAATAGGGGTAAATGCATTCACCATTTCCATCATCACAAAAATCACATGTTTTAACTTTTACTTCACTCATCCATTAGCTCCTCAACTCATTACGTTCTTTCTTCAATTGACGCAAAAGGTTGTGAAGAGTAACGGTTACAGCTTTATCTAAACTTTTAGTTGAATGGAATTCGGCTAGCTGAGAAAGCGCTAAACCAAAAATGTGATATGCAAAAACTTTTGCAGCTTCCGGATTGTTTTTGATAAGCTCCTCAGTACTTGGACAAATGATTTCTTCAAAAATATGAAGAGCCACCTGATCCGGAGTACCTTCAATACGGCTAGGGTTCAAATTAACTTCACCAATAACCTTACTCATTAGCAGCTCCAGATACGTTTGGCACACTATGAAAATGCATCCAGTGTGAAGGCGGATCATTATGATAATTTGCCCATACACTATTTAAATCTTCATCAATAGTCATATAGTCTTGTTCGGGGGTAACATCAGGTGCATCAGCCCAACAAATAAGTACCATTATGTCAGTAGGTGGCCATTCATCATCCACGCTGATCCAAGTTGGCAACACCTGAGCACTGGCGTCATTCCATGCGGCATCCCAAATCAACCAAGCTTCATGACGAGGACTAGTTGGTAAATATCTGTGTCCTGTTAGTGCCTCTTGTCTATCTAGTTGACGTTTTAAACTTTCATAACTGCAATTACATTCTTTGGCATGAAATCTTTCAAAAGCTTCTCTTTTTTTATTTAGATCAATCATTACCTAAGCCCTCAAATATTCTTCTTTAGTCCACTCAACAAACTCTTTATAAAGCTGCTGGGCAGGTTTATTTAACCGGTTGTGATAGTCGATCGTTATGCGCCGCCAAGCTACAGGTACCGCATAATGCTTGGTTAGAAACATTGCTTGATCCATGCCTTGCCGGACTATTACGTAGCCCAGCAATTGCAAGTAGTACATAAAACCAAGCATGTGTTTTTGGCTCACTTTCTTGTACTGATCTTTCATGTTAGAAACCGTCCACTAATAAATAATCAGGGGTAGATTCTTGTTGAGTAGGTGTAGGATTCTCTAATTCATAGCGGCGTTTTCTCACATACCCCATTAGCTTCGGTTGAATCTGCGGATCTCGTGCAGCCACGTCTATTTCCAAAGCATCTAGCGTTGTAAGGTCTGGTGCAGTTTGGATTTGAACCATTAAAGAGGGTGGCTCATTAGCAGATGCCTTTTCTTTTTCTAGCTCTTCAAGACGTTTGTGAGTGGCGAGAAGGATAGGCTTCATTTGTTCGTCATCCCATGTGCGGGTATAACGATAAACCGCATTTACTTCTGCAGGTGTTTTTGACTCTTTTACACGCTGTAGAAGAGTATCTAGGGTTTGCTGATATTCTGGATCTACTTTAGGCTCGTTAGTTTCTGGAACTAATAGATCCTCGGATGATGAAACATAAGACTCCTCAGTAACAACAATTGCACTATCGAGATCCTCTTTTAAATCTTTAGTAGGCTCTTCAATTACTGTTTTTTCAGTATTAACCTGAGGTGATTTCTCAACTTCATTTTCTAAAGGCTTTTCTTCTTCAACTTCATCAGTTGGCTTGTTCAGAAGTTTGAGCATATCTTCAGCAAACTCACCTCCACTTACTTTGATAATGGCGCAGCAATGAGCAAAAGCATTATCAAAACTTGAGTGGACTTGGCCATGCTGAAGCATGCGTAATTGTCCTTTTGAACCATTCCACTTAAACTGCTGCACACCTAATTCAACAGTTGGACTTGGGTAAGAGCAAGTAGAACCTTTAGCTGGCGCTTCTTTTAATGGTTCAGGTACCTCAAATTCGCCAATAAAAATAGTTCTAGGCTTTAATTGAAATTCGAATTTATCAAAAACATCAAAGCCAAAGTCATAAGGGTTAAATGGTTCCCAGCCATTACGCTCAGTATTATTTACTAAAAGTAATTCACCGTTGGCCCAAGCAAGTTTGGCTTCAACTTTATTTAGAATTTTCATGCTGTCATCCCCGTTTTCGCTAATGTTTCAATGTCTTGTTTAACTGCTGGTAGTTTTGCTGCTTCAATTTGGATAAGGGCATCTATGCCGAAGTGTTCACAAACTGTTTTCACGTCTAGGCCGCGTTCAGCTATGAAGTTTTGAAGTTCATCTCTTTGTTGATCTGAGATACCGTTAAATTCTGGTGGACTAATCCAAGTGCCACGTTGCTTATCAAACGTGCAATTCAATGCTTTAGCTCTCATTAACATTGCTTGTCGCATGTTCTGGTAATACATGTGTTCTTTATCAAGCGACTCAGTTAATTGATTAAGGTCACCTGCATGCTCAGCTTCTTCACAGCTTTGTTTCCAGTTTTCTAGCTCTTCTTGGGCTTTAGCTGCTGCAAGTTGTGCAGGCGTTAAGGTGTTAATGTGATCTTTAGCTTGAGTAATCAGGTCAGCCAAGAAAGTAGGGTGTGCTTTAAGATCAGGTACCCACACTTCACCGGTTTCACCGCCTAAAGCACCTGAGTTTTTCGCATGATGTGTAGGCGAAGGTTTGAAATTAATAACGCGGGCATTTTTACCTTCACCAGTAGTAACAGTTGTTAGATAACCCATGACATCTGCGATACGGTAAAGCTCGTTACGGTTTTTACCACCTAGATCTGGTCGGTAAATAATTTGATCACCGTTTTGATCTTCTGATGCGTGTGCAATGAAAACAACATCTTTACCTAAACTGATCAAAGTATTGATGTATTGCTTGAACGTTTGGTTCGCTAAACCTTGAGCCTTTAACTTTAAAGAACCATCTTTTTGACGGTTATTTGCCGTAAGTAACAGGTGGGTTTTAATGCATTCAAGCATTGCACCCACGGTATCAATGACTACGGTTTTATATGGTGCTAAGTCCTGCGGAGTAAGGTTTGCAACATCACTCCATTGTTGAACCTGTACAACCGCACCTCGACGTAATTCACCAGTACGGTGAGCACCACGGTCAAAGTCAAAAGAAATTGCTTTTTCCGCAGTAAAGCCCATCGATGATTTACCTAAACCCGGATCAGCGTATAGGTACACAATAATTGCTTGAACCAATAAAGTTTGGTCAGCAGTAATAATCGGTAGAGCCATTATTCTTATCCTTATCTTGAGCCTGTAAAACCGCGTTTTTGCTTATATGCTTTGCGGTCATAAGTAGGGATGTTTGTTTCACGCAGTTTTATTGCGAGCTGCTTTCTGCGTTGGAAATCAATTTCTTGTGTGAGTTCATTCCAAACTTTTGGATAGTCAGTTTGGAACCTGAACACATTTAAAGGCGTCTTAAATCCGTCTTTAACTTTGTAAAGAACTGAGCCATTAGCATTAGATGCGTACACTTGCCAGCCAATGCGAACAGAGTAGAGGCCCTTATCATCACGGCCTAAAAATGACTTGTAGCCGTCAGGGTGCTTTTTGAAATTAGACATCTTTAAGCCTCCACCAACTTGTTACGTTCGATGAAGCCTTTTAGAAGGCCATTGATGTTTCGGATGTCTTCAAATTCGGTGAAATCGTTATATGACTTACCATTAACATCAGTAATTTCATTTACTGTGAGTTGAGTAATTTCAACAGCAGTGAATTCAGAACCCGGAACGCCGTAACTGTCTGGATGAGCTTCAAAATCAAAGCTAACGTTTAAACGGAAACTATCTAATTTGATTACGGCAACGCCAGAATGTTTACCTGTGATTTTGGCAGTTAAGACACCGTAAGTACTTGGTTGAGTCTTAGGGGTAAATAGAGAAGGGGCTTCTTTTGCTTGGAAAGCTGGCTGCAATTGGCAAGCAACTAAAGAACCACCAGAAATTGCAAGAGCAGCCATGCTGACAAATGCAAAGGAGTTGAAAGGGGTAGCTTTTACGTTCATAATTGATCTCGCAGTTTGCAAAAGCACATCGGACCTGGGGAGGGGCGGTGTGCTTTTTTGTTGTCTGTGAGATAGATATTAGGTAAACCTAATTATTAAGTCAATAGGTATTCCTAATAAAATTAGAAATACCTAATTTTTGTGCTTTAATAGACAAAAGAAAACCCACACGGGGTGGGTTGGGTGAGAAGGGTAGTGTTTGATTTTTATTTATTGCTCATTACTTTGCTTCTGGCCTCTCTCGCCTCTTTACGAGCCTTAAGGGTTTTCTCAAGCATAGATATTTCTTTTAAATCACTCCATGCCAAAAAGAAACTTAATATTGAGGTTAAGCCTACAGATAAGACTAATGCTAAAAGATGCTGATTTGATAGTAAATTCAATTCATTGAAAACATACATTCCAAAAACAATCACTATAAATAAAATGGCAACATATAGTGATGATTTGCTCCTTATATCCACAGTAGACGTGAGGCGATCCCGCTCTGATTGATTTAAACCATCAAGCTTCAATGCATCGAGCATACCTTTGTAGGCTAGATAAATTTGACTTAACGGTAATAACAAAACAAAGGAAAATTGAACCAAGTTGATATTTACATCAAGGGCAAGAAATTTAAAAGTAACTGAAAAAATGACAAATAGAGCTACTAACACTAATGCAATAAATTTAGCGTTGTTGTAAAACGGCAAGTAGCGTTTAGCCATGATTAATCACCAAAATTAATATTGGTAGTCATCCAATTGTACAATTGAACTTTAAGGCCGTCGTTATAAACTTTATTATTGATTGTTTCAACAGATATTTTTCCACTCATCTTTAAGTTATCCGCTGTGACCTTAGTACCATCTTCAAGAGTTATAACATAATCATCATTATGTCTCATAGATGATGCAACAGTATCAATTACTTTTTGCCCGCTTTTGGATGTTTTTCGATTATAGGTGAGTGTTAATTTAAGCTTTAAATTAGCGTCATCAAGGCCATCTTCAAGTTTTAAATCATCCAAATCGACACCAAATGCAGTTTTTAAAACATCAACCACATTTTCTTCGATTTTGTAATCAATCTTAGCTGGTACGTTCGACTCTATTTTGTGAATCGGTTGCAATTCTGTTGATCCAATTCCAGATGAGATTGAGATGGTCTTGGCTGGCGTTGATTCCAATTTTTCTTTAATTGCCGGGTTCGGAGCATCTTTTAAGATTAAGGCACTATTCGCTGGTAAGGCTTTAGCTGCTTCACCCAAAAGCCAACCTAAATAAGACTCAAGAGTTCTTGCTGTTAATGATCTGGATTGAATAATTGCAACATGATTATCAATCACTCCAAAATATAAAACACTATCAATAAATTCTTTGCGCACTACTTCAACAGATTCATCCTCATCATCAGGTAAATCTTCCGTTAAGTAAGTTTTGATTGGGAATTCGGTAGCACTATCATTGTCTATTTTTAAAACAGCTTGAGCTTTACCAGACTCCACTATGATTAGCTCTCCAAAGAACATACTTTGATGTGAACTTGCGTGATTTATAAGGATAAAATCATCTTTAGTAGCCGATACAAATTGCTGCCTATTAATAGCTTTATGATAAAAAGAGTCTTTATCTAATAGTTGGGCTTTAAGTAAGTTTCCAAGGTTCGCGCCTTTTAGAAAGTCTACTTTTTTGTAGTGTACGGTTTTGTCTTTTACAACTGTCTTACTCATTATTTTCCCCACCCGATCTGTTGTAAAGACTGTGTCGGGTTCACAGTTTATTAATCTTTTGTGTTATTAATTTTCTGTCCTAGCTTTCCTTCTTTTACCAACTGCACGACCTGCTCATTAGTAAGCACAGGAATAAAGACTTTGTCGCCAATATCTTTAGAAAGAATCTTTACTTCTTCGGCTGTTAGCACCAAAGCTTCACCATGTTTCGCAGCATCATTGATGCGAGCAATAATCTGGTTGATTGGTAGTTTAGAGTTGTCCATAAGTCTTCCTGTGATTAATGCGAATAAGGATGTTCTTGTCTGTGCTGACTTGGCGGCACGATATCTGTAATAGCGGTAATACTTTCAACCTCGTCCATTTCAAAGAAAAATCGCTCACCACCATTCACAGAAAGCAAACTTAAAACCCCACCATTGATGCCGACAAATTCTTTAATTGTGCATCTTCCATCCTTCAAGCACACCTGAACAAACTCATTCGGCACAAGCTCTGCATCAGGGTCGCATACAACATACCAGCCATTACGAATTGCTGGAAACATTGAGTCGCCAGTGCCTTTAATGCCATAGGCTCTTGGTCCTGCTGAGTGAGTTGGAACATACCCATCTCCAGCATTGCCTTCATAACCCATATCTGTGAAATAGCCATCCATGCCCATCTTGGAGTAAGCCTTAACAGGAACCCAACGCTTAGATGATGGGATAAACGGTTTTTCGATAATTGTTGAAAATAAAAGAGCTTCATCACTATCACTAATGTTGTATTTCTTTTTGAACTCTTCGATATCCAGTTGTTTAAATTTATCTCTCGTGCTTGATTGAATCTCTCCCGTGCCAGATGCAAGCCATGAAGGATTTACATTCAAAAATTTTGAGGCACGTAATAAATTTTCACCTTCCATTGTTTTGGATTTTCCAGACAGCCAATCACTCACAGAAGGAGGTTTAACTCCTACTGCACGAGCAAGCTCAACACCTTTAATCTTTTTAGGTGGCAAAACTTCCATGGCATACCTAAGTCGTTCAGCAAGAGTATTCATACAACTATCCTCAGAATGTTAGGAAATCCTAACATAAATAAAATTAGGTATTCCTATTGATTTAATATAAGGAATGCCTAATAATTAAAGAAAAATTAGGAGCACGTTATGAATGACGCACAACTTTTAGATAAGCTAGGTGGTGTCACAGCGGTAGCAAGACTTCTGGGGATTGCTCCGTCATCAGTTAGTGGATGGAAAGCTATCCCCCTTGATAGAAAAATCAGGCTAGCAGTTATTGCTGAAGATCTTGGTTTAACAACGCGAAAAGAGCTTTTCCCTGATAACTATCAAGATATTTGGATTGAACTTCGTCCCCAGACGACAAAAAGCAAAAACCTTGGATCATTAACCGCTTAGGAACTAAACCATGAGCAAAGTATCAAATGAATTGCCTGCAAGCGCTAGCAATAACGAATCGCTCATATTGCAAGCACTTAACGCTAGCAATCAAAGACAAGTAGCAGAGATGATAAATGTCGATGCAAGCATCCTTTCACGGATGAAAACAGAAAAGAAATCAAATGGATGGACTGAGATTGAGTTTATTAGCTTTTTGTTGACAGCCATTGGTTTGAAGGTTGTGCAAGAAAGTGATGTGTATTGCTCACCTGAAATTGCAGAAGCAACGCGAGTCTATTTAGCACATGCATTCACTTCACCTGAATACATGCGGATTTTATTCAAATAAAAAACCACTACCTGCTGTAACAGGAGTGGTTAGGCATTCAATTGAGGTGGATCAAATGAACACGAATAATCTATCAAATCAAGAACAAATAATCCAGAGCTGGTTTGAACCGGCTCTCCACACACTTAAAGCATTAATCAAAAAGTGTGAAGAAAACCTAGAGCGAATCAAAGCTGATACTAAAAATGCAGCTGTAAAGCGAGATGAATTTAAAGAGGTTTTAGTGCGTCAGCATCGTATTACGTACAACCATGCTGAGGAAATTATTAGTAGCCTTAGCCGTGCTGATCGTATTCGCTTCTTGGGTAGCACATACATTCAGATTAAAGAAGGCGGTGAAGCATGAATAAAATTTTATTTGGTGATTGCCGCGCATTGATGAAACAAATGATTGAGGAAGGGCTAAAAGCTCAAACATGCGTAACTTCACCACCATATTTTGGTTTACGTGATTACGGTGTTGATGGTCAATTAGGCTTAGAAAATACCGTTGATGAATACGTTCAAAACATGGTTGAAGTTTTTCGTTTAGTGCGAGAGCTGCTCCATGAAGATGGCACACTTTGGCTAAACCTTGGTGACAGTTATGCGGGTTCTGGTCGGGGCATGACACGTACAGGTTTAAACGACGGTAAGAATCCAAAAACTAAAGGACTAGTTCTTCCTAAGCAAAATGCAGCCCAATCAAATTTAAAGCCGAAAGATCTAATTGGTATTCCATGGAAAGTAGCTTTTGCTCTACAAGCTGATGGTTGGTATTTGCGCCAAGATATTATCTGGCATAAACCGAACCCAATGCCTGAAAGTATTACTGATCGTTGTACCAAAGCACATGAGTATATTTTCTTATTCAGTAAATCACGTAGATATTATTTTGACCACGTAGCAATTAAAGAACCGGTTGCAGAAAGCTCAATCAAAAGACTTTCCCAAAATCTTGATCAACAACATGGCAGTACTCGTGCCGTGATGAAACATAACGGTCCAATGAAAGCCGTTTACTCGAGATCTTCGCGCGATAGTTTTAAACGCAAAAATAGTAAGAGAGCTGCTGTTATTCCAAATCAAGCATATGGAACTCATAGATCAGAAAGATCAGAAAGCGAGTATGACTTACTTACTCGTAATAAGCGCAGTGTTTGGCAAGTTTCTACAAAGCCATACAAGGGTGCTCATTTCGCAACATTTCCAATGGACTTAATCGAGCCATGTGTATTAGCAGGATCTCGAGTCAATGATGTTGTATTTGACCCATTCATGGGATCCGGAACAACAGCAGCTGTAGCACTAATGCATAACCGTAATTATTTAGGGTGTGAATTGAATCCTCAATATTACGAATTGCAGCAAGAACGCTTTGAGAAAGTATTAAAAGAGAGGGCCGCATGAACTATTACCAACACCATATTGGTGACTTCAACAATGCGACTCGCCACCTCAGTTTAATTGAGCGTGCGATTTACCGCGACTTATTAGATATGTATTACGACACAGAAAAGGCGATTGATGCATCAAGCATTGATCGTCTAGCACGTCGTTTGCAATGTACTACCGAAGAGCAAAAAGAAGCTCTCAAATATGTACTTGATGAGTTTTTCATTCTTGAAGAAGGTGTTTATCGCAATAATCGTTGTGAACGAGAAATTGCTGAATATCACGGGAAAAAGAAACAAGCGAGTGAGGCTGGTAAGGCGTCTGCTGCAAAACGTGCAGCGAAAAAGAAAGGCTCGTCCAACAGTGATTCATCAAAAGATGATCAAGCGTCTAACGAAAATTCAACGGTCGTTGAAAATCCGTTAAACGAAGAACAAACGGATGTGCAACCAACCAATAACCATAAACCATTAACCATAAACCAAGAACCAATTATTGATAGTAGTAGTAATACGCGTGGAGAAAATTCGCAATTAACTCCAATTCAATTTGCTCAGTATCAGATCGATGATCACAAACGCTATTCAATGCGTGAATTCATTTCTGAATACAGCGAGTTTCAATACGATTTCATCTCACTTGCTCAACAAAGATTTGTTTCGGTACCTGAAATCGACTTGAGAACCATGATTCAAAATTTCGGTGACTGGTACTTTGCAAACGAATCAAGTTCGTTGAATACACCAAGCATCTGGTTGGTTAAGTGGTTCTCTTGGGTTCAAAACAACGAGAAACAAGTTGCTGCAAACCGCAAGAAACAAGAGCAAATCAATTCAGCTGGTCAAAAACCACAAGAGTCGGGTTACTTCGCTAATCTTTTTGAAGAACAGAGCGAATCTCAAATCGTGGATGTAACCCCAGCAAAAAAGTTTCCAATGATTGAGGAGGTAGGTCATGCATGAGATTACCTTGAACGAAGTGCGTCAATTAATCGCTTCTCTTCGCACTGTTTACGCTGCTCAGTTCAATAAGCAATTTCCAGCAACAGGCGAAAGTGCAATTCCTCTGTCAGTGGTTGAGCAAATCGCACTTAAAACACTGGTTGGCGTTCAACAAAACCAATTTAACAACGCACTTGCTCGTTTACTTACAGCAGGTGGACGCTTTATGCCGTCATTTGCCGAGTTTCGCACCTGGTGTATCGGTGAAAGTTGGATGTCTCCAGAAGAAGCTTGGTCTCGCGCATGTAAGTTTACAACTGACCGTTCCGTGGTTATTACCCAAATCACTAAGTACGCCTTAGACGAGGTTATGTATTTGATCGAAGCCGGCCAAATGCGAGCAGCTCAAGATAATTTCTTCGGGACCTACAACGTGATGGTTGCTAAAGCTCAGTTAAAAGGCCGTCAGCAAGAGTTTTACACTCCACCGCTACAACTAGAACACAAAGAACCTAAACACGTTCCTGTGAGCAATGACGAGGCTCAAAAGCATCTCAAATCATTGATGGAAAGATTAAAAATCAATGGTCGTAAACCTGCACCAGTTCAAAAACTTGAGGCAAAAGAAAAAGAGCCTGAGCTTATAAAAGAGTTGGGCCCTGATCCTTTCGATAATCCACACGAATACGCAGAGATGTGCCGTCGGGAGGGTATGCCAATCCCTAGAAATATTCTTCAGCTAATTGATGGGGCGAATGTATGAATAAATTCGAGATTTTAGCGTGGGGTTTACTCATTTCATTTTTTACAGCAGCTATTAGCGGTGCGGTGGTTTGGTGGTGGTTGGCGCGTAAAGAGCTTGATGAGAAAGGAGCCAGCCATGAAAGCAACTAAATTGATTAGAGATAAAGGACTGCAATACGCGAAGGAAATCGTAGATTCAGCACCCGATAACGCAACTGAATGGAACGAGGGTTATGAGTTCCAATGTGGTCAAAGTGTAGAAATCAGCCCAGCAGATCGTGAGAAGTATTTTGTAGATTTGGTTGAGCTTAAACGTCTGGTGGAGTCTTTGAAAATCATCAGCGATTTAGGTGGAGTTGAGAAGCTAACGCCTGCATTCATTACGACAGATAAGCATGTTGGTTACACGCATGTTCGCATGGTGGGAAATGGGAGATTGAGCTTTCTTGATGATTTTTGCGACTTCATTCCAGATGGTTCCATTTCAATTAAGCGTGTGATGACTGCTATCCGCGACCACGAATCAATATACGGAGGCGGTGAATCTCATGCCAACTAGATATAACACAGGCGAGTATAGCTACGATCTTGAATATCACTATGGAGATATGTCAGCAAGCATGGAGATGCTTAGAGCACGTTTAATTGAATTGTTGACTCCTCATCTGTCTGGCCGTTATGTGAAATGGAGAGAAGCATATTTCACACGGTTTACAAAGTGCGGCGGGGATTCGGGGTGGATGTTTTGTGTAGGTCCACACGAATTTCATATTGATGGGGCGTTAAGGCGCTATTACTCAGGTTCTATTGATATTACCTACAACCAGAAAGATCGATATTTCTTGGTGGGTGAGAAAAAGAAAGTCAAATGTAAGGCTTGTAAGGGGTTTGGCTTCATTCGAGATGATGGGTGGGGGCATATAGATAAATGTGAAATGTGTGATGCAGAAAAAGGAGCCAGCCATGAGTGAGTTTGAGGGTAAATCTGGAAAGTGGGCTTGGGAGATTCAAAAAGAACAACAAGCGAATTTAGTTGAGCTAAGAAGTTCAATTGAAAACCTAGTTCAAAAGTATAAACACGATGCTCATGCTTCAAGCCTTTTTGGCGATCAAGATAAAGCACGAGTTTATAACTGCTTTGCTAATCAGTTGAAAAATTTGCTGAAAGGTGGTGCTTGATGTCATCAGTCAGCATTGCTGAATACCGCAAGTTATTTCCGATAAAGAAAAATAAAAAGCGGCGTTCAGCAAAGCAAGTTGCCAGACAACCAAGTGTGGGTGAAATGGTTCTGGCAACGCATTTAAGAGCATGCAAGATCGGTTTTGAACAGGAATATAAGTTCCATCCAAAACGCAAATGGAGAGCTGATTTTCTGATTATTGGTACAAAAATTTTGATTGAGGTTGAAGGCGGGATCTGGAGCGGAGGCCGTCACACAAGAGGTAAGGGCTATTTAGGGGATATGGAGAAATACAACTCCGCAGCAATGATGGGTTTTACAGTTTTACGGTTCAGCACAGAGCAAGTGAAATCCGGTATGGCATTAAAGCAAATTGAATTATTAATTAAGGGTAAATAGGAAGGCGATTATGTTGGTTGAAAAGTTTGATTTTATTGAGTTACTTCGCCTTGCTATTGCTCAAGGCAAAGCTGAAGGTAAGAAAATTTCTAAAGATGTAGTTTTAGGTGAATTAGCGCTGTTATCGCCAGCTGCAAAGCTTTGGGCCACTGTCTTGATTGAAAAGGTTGATTTTGAGCGAATCGCAATAATTACCCCAGCACAAAAACAGACTGAAACTTTTTACAGTAAGTATGACTTTAATTTTCAAACTGAACGCCGTATTGAAGATATTCCGGGCAAGGTTGAGTTTGTTCGTGGTGAGATTAAATCAGGTAATTTTTTCAGAGCGCGAAATAAATTAGCGGTAGAGATTCATAAAGAAATGGTAAAGAAAAAATTTACCCCTACTAATGCCCAAGGTGATCTTACTAATCTGGCAAAAGGTATGGCTGAGATTATTTTGCGTGGCCATGTTTTTGTTAAGGCTATGTGTGGAGTCTGCCAAGGGTTGGGTAAAATTGAGACATTTGGTTTAAATGGCTTTCCAAATGGGGCAAGGTTTTGTGAAAAATGTAATGGTACTGGAAAACGACCATATACGTTGAAAGAGAAAATGAATATTGCTGGCATTGATGCAACCAAAACAGCTTATATAAAGAGTTATCAGAAATTTGAGCTGTTTGGAGAATCAATCGTTGCTGAATGGGAAAATGAAATTAGAACGCGTATTTCTCGATCATTCCGTTTTGAACTTCCTGATAGTCAAGAAACTTACGCTTGACAGTTGGGTATACACTTGAGTATAAAGATTTCTAAAATGGGCGAAATGTAAAGTAATCGCCAGAATGAATTTAAGAGCTCGCCAATCGGTGGGCTTTTTTATTTTTAAATATTTCAGTATTATCAGTGTGTTGCTTTAAGTAACACTAAACCTTATTGATCAGCGCAAATATCAAAAAAAAGGGGGAGCTTGCCTACTAGGCAAGCTTTTTAAATTGATGATTTAAACACAATAATCCATTTTAAAGCTCAATAGAAAGATCAAACTTCCATAGCTTTTATTTGTACTAATTTATTGAATATAATCGTTTTTATAATTTTTAAAATTTTCTTAAACTAAAAATGGAAAATTTCTTGTTGCAACATTGTTATAATAGGACTACCTTAAGAAAAATACTTTATAAAAATGAGGAGCTGCTGAAATGACACAGTATCTCATGTTTGCGGAAAATATTTATAACAAAATTAAAGATGAGGAATTGTTTTCACATGACTGTATTGAAAATATGAACTTACTTATGACATGTATACGCAGAGAAATTAAGGGAACAGAATTTAAATTAAAATATAATTTTATTGATTTTGTTGAATTGTTTAGTAGACCATTAGATGAATGTAAAGTAAAAATAGATGTTAGTTTGATTCCTCCTCATAATTCAGAAGGTGAGTATATTTTATGGTTAGCTGGATTAATCGAAAAAATTACAGAAGGTGGACCTAAACCACCTCCGCCTATAAAGAAGTTTATTCCAGAGTATATGAGCTTGAAATTTGAATTAGATTTTTTACCCTTAAATGAGGAAAAAATTCAAAACGAAGGTAAAGAAATTACGGATTACTTTAATTCAAAGCTTTATAAGGCAACTTTTAAGAAGTAATACTATATTGCCTGTGAGTTTAGCCACCGCCTAAGGGCGGTTTTTTTTATGGGTAAGAATAATGGATTCTACAGAATACTTTTGGCTTACTCGGAAAAAAGAACCTAAAACTAAACCTAAAAGCCGGCCATTGCCTAAGGCGAAGCAAAAATATCTCGAGGCTGAGGCAACACTTAAGGAAGAGCTTGAGGATTTGGCGATTGGATTTGAAAGTAAGTTTCAGCCGATCCATACCAAACACTGGCGCTTTGATTTTCATATAGTGAAATTGCGTTTGCTCATTGAAATTGAGGGTGGTCCCTGGTCTGGTGGGCGTGGTGGAAAGCTGTCAAATAAAGCATGGAGTCTTAATCGATATGATCATGCTGAAGAGATGGGTTACAAAATAGAGCGCTTTCATCCAGATTCTATTTTGTCGGGATATGTCATCAACTGGATAAAAAGTGAATTAGCGAGAATTGAAGATGGAGCAGATCAGACCATTTCCACCGACTGATTTTATTGATCAAGCTGAAGAAGAGGAAGCAATTAGACTAACACCAGCACCGGACTTAAAAAAATGGGTTGTGGCTAATTACTTAACTATTGGGGGTCCTATTTATAATCCAGATCATGATCATATTGCTGAGCTGCTTCATGATAATGACGAGTTTTTAGCATTCGCGTGGGCCTCTTCTGCATATAAAAGCAAGCAAGCTATGGTGTTAGGCCAGTGCGAAAAAGTCATGTTCAATGTTGGTGGCTGGCGTAAAGCTCGACAAGAGCAACAGATGCGTGATTGGTTTGGTTTTGTACCTACTTATTTAATAACTGTCGACGCTTCTTTCTGTGAGCGTGCAAACGATACAGAGTTCTGTTACTTACTTGAACATGAGCTTTACCACATTGGAGTGATGAGAGACGAGGACGGAGAAATTGTTTATAGCGATAGTTCTGGTCTTCCTAAGCACTATCTTGCTGGTCATGACGTTGAAGAGTTTATTGGCGTAGTTAAACGTTATGGACCAAGCAAAAATGTTAAGCGACTTATTGAAGTCGCAAAAAATCCGCCGTTTGTTTCGAATCTTGATATTTCAAAATGCTGCGGCAACTGTGTAATCAATTGAGCCTAATGGCTCTTTTTTTTGCCCATTTTGTTATACGTAGTTATACGATGAGGAAGTTATGGCGACACTAAAAGAGCCTGTGAAAATCTTTATAGTTCAGTCTCTTGCTTGTCGTGATACACCTCAAGAAGTGGCTGAACTCGTAAAACAAGAGTTTGGCGTTGATATAGATCGTGTTCAAGTTGCAACTTATGACCCTACAAAGGTTGCTGGTAAGAACTTAAGCAAAAAGTATGTCGAACTATTTGAAAAAACCAGAGATGAGTTTGATAAAGGCTTAATTGATATTCCAATTGCTAATAAGTACTACCGATTGAAGCAATACCAAAGACAACTTGAGAAGACTAGAAACGTCAAAACAGCCTTAAAAATTCTTGAGCAAGCCGCTAAAGACATTGGTGGTCAATTTACTAATCGCCAAGAAATTACAGGCAAAGACGGCGGACCAGTCCAAACAGTTAATTCAGAAATTCCAGTTCCAATGGAAGATTACTTAAAAGCGCGGAGGGAAGTCTTAGATGAGTACTGATGCGGCTCGGGATAAAGCCATCCGGATCGAGGCGCAAGAAGATTTATATTTCTTCACAAGGTACATGTTTAAGGAGCGCCGTGGTTATAAATGGATGCAAAATTGGCACCACTTAGAAATCTGCGAAGCTTTAATGAAAGTTTATCGCGGAGAGATAAAGCGGTTAATTATTAACGTTCCACCACGATATTCTAAAACTGAAATTGCTGTAATTAATTTCATGGCTTGGTGTTTTGGTAAGAATCCAGACTGTGAGTTTATTCATATCAGTTACTCGGCAATGCTTGCCGCAAATAATGCCTTCCAAATACGAACTCTTGTACAAGAAGAGGCGTATAGAAAAGTCTTTCCTGAGCTTACATTGCGTGATGATAGTAAGGCTAAAGACTTCTGGAGAACTTCTCAAGGCGGTGTCTGCTATGCGACAGGTACAGGCGGTACGATTACTGGTTTTGGTGCAGGAAAACTTCGTAAAGGCTTTGGTGGCTGCATTATTATTGATGACCCACATAAAGCACATGAAGCTTCATCAAAAACTATTCGAGAAGGGGTAATTGATTGGTTTCAGAACACACTCGAATCGCGTACTAACTCGCCAGATACGCCGATCATTGTGATTATGCAGCGACTTCATGAAGATGATTTAGCTGGATGGTTGCTAGGTGATAGAAAAGACGGCGTTCCTGTAGCTGGTGGTAACGGTGAAGTGTGGGAGCATCTATGTCTTTCAGCTATTCAGGAAGACGGATCCGCACTGTGGCCAGCAAAACACAATATCCAAAAATTGAGGCTAATGGAGCAAGCAGCACCATATGTATTTGCCGGGCAGTACCGACAAATGCCATCACCGCCAGCAGGCGGTTTTTTTAAGCCCGACAATATTCAAATTGTTGATGCTTTGCCTGCGGATGTAGTGAAACAAGTTAGGGCTTGGGATTTTGGGGCTACCGAAAATGAGGGCGACTTTACAGTAGGTGTGCGAGAAGCTCTAGGCGCAGATGGTTTTACTTACATTGTCGATGTAACTAGAGGACAGCTTGGACCTGACAATGTGAATAAGCGCTTAGAACAAACAGCAAAAATAGATGGGAAAAAAGTTTCTGTGCGTCTACCACAAGATCCCGGTCAAGCTGGTAAATCACAAGCTAGTTCATTTGTGAAGCTTCTTGCGGGTTATAGCGTGATAGCTAAGCCAATTTCAGGTGACAAGCTTACACGTGCACAACCATTTGCGGCCCAAGTTAACGTAGGAAATGTACGAATGCTCAAAGGTGAATGGAATAAGGATTTTATTGATGAGCTTCGTCATTTTCCTAATGGCACACATGACGACCAAGTGGATGCAGCTTCAGATGCGTTTAATGAATTACATGAAGGTTTTGAAGCCTTCTTTGCTGATATGGGATTTGCTCGATGAGTGATGTAACTTTTCAACATGCTGAATATGTTAAGAACTTGCCATACTGGCAAAAACTTGATGATGTTTGTGAAGGTGAAGATGCAGTTAAGGCTAAAGGTGAAAAATATTTGCCGATGCCAAATGCACATGATAAATCACCTGCAAATAAAAGCGCTTATGAGGCTTATCTTACCCGTGCAGTCTTTTATGAAGTAACAGGGACTACATTAAATAGTTTAGTTGGTGCAGCTTTTGCAACCGATCCAAGTTTTAAATTTCCTCCGGAACTTGCTCATTTAGAACGTAATGCAAATGGTGCTGGTTTAAGTACTTATCAATTGGCTCAAAATGGAATTCGCCATTTATTGAAGCATTATCGTTGTGCTTTATATGTAGATTATCCTGATGTGCCGCCAGCTCGTAATCTAGCGGAATTTAAAGCACAAAAAGCCTATCCGATGATTCATTTACTAAATGCCCTTGATGTAGTGAATTGGGATTCAGTAATGATCGATAACCAGAAAAAGCTTTGCTTAGTGGTTATACGTGAATTTAAGTCTGAGCGCGGTGCTGATGGATTTAGTAAAACCGAACAAGAGCAATATCGTGTACTTCGTTTAGAGCAAGAGGGAAATGGGGAATATATTTATTCCGTTCAGGTGTACACAAAGGGTGAAAAGGGTAACTGGGTTGGCGGAGAGAAGAAGTTTCCAACAGATTACAACGGGAATTTCTGGACCTATATACCTTTTACATTTGTAGGTGCAATTGATAATTCAGAAGAGATTAAAAAGCCACCATTACTTCCTTTGGCTAATCTCAATTTAGCCCATTACAGAGACAGTGCGGACTTTCAAGAGTCCGTTTTTTATATGGGGCAACCTCAATATTATGCGAAGGGTGTTAATTGGGAGTGGTATGACCAAGCCAAGAAACGTGGCATCTACATTGGAGCGAAAGTACTTTTGCCTTTACCTGAAAATGGTGGTTTAGGAATTGTACAAGCCGACCCTAATACTCTTGCCCGGGAAGCGATGAAAGATAAGTGGGAAAAAATGAAGGAGATGGGGGCGCGTTTAATTGAGAAGGGCTCGGGAAGTAAAAAGACCGCTACCGAAGCGAATAGTGATGACGCCGTTCAGCATTCAGTTCTTTCGCTCTGTGTCGTTAATATGAATGAAGCCTTGTCAGCAGCATTACGATGGGCTGCTAAGTTTGTAACGCCTAATGTGGATGTTCTAACTAAAGATGATTTGATGTTCGAAATCAGTCAAGAATTTAACAAACAGGGTTATTTAGCTGAGTTAGCTCGACAGTTATTTGAAGCAGCTCTACAAGGCCGATCTTCATTTAAATCATGGTGGGAATACAACCAAACAGGTATGTTCCCTAAACAAAAATATGAAGAAGAGCTACAGAATGTTGAAGCAGAGCAAGATGGGACTTTAAATCAAAAGGTAGAGTGAGATGGCAACAGATATCAAAAAACTATTTGAAGCACTCACTCAGCACCAGGCCTATCTTTATCGTGCTTCATCAAAAACGGTAAATGAGTTATTGGCTTTATTCAATGATGATACGAGCAAGATGCTATCTAAGCTTCGGGATTTATTGGATGAGCTTAATGAGTCGGAGAAAGTTGCTTTAGCTGGTGGTAAATATACAACTTCAAATTTAAGGGAAATTAGGGATTTGATTGCCCAATGGTTTGCCAGTGTTAATTTAGCATTACCTGAAGCTTTTGCCGTTTCTGCTACGGCGCTGGCTGTTTATGAGGTCAATTACGTAGCTAAGCTCTATGGAGCAAAAATTAATAAGCCTGATGGGGAAAAACTATTCTTATCCGCTAAAAAAGTTCCGTTGGCAGGTGGCGCTCTTGTCGATGATCTGCTTTCAAGAATTGCTGAAAGTGCCCGTCAAAAGGTTGAGTATGCAATTCGAGATGGTATTAATTCAGGCAAAACTAACCAAGAAATTGTTCAGCGTATTCGAGGGAGCAAACGGCTTAACTATGAAGATGGGATCTTAAATGGTACCAAAACTGATATTGAGCGAACGGTAAGAACTGTGCGAAGTCATGTAGCTAATCAAGCCTATCTAAATAGCTTCAACCAAATTGGCTTTGAATATGTCCGATTTGTTAGCGTTTTAGATGGACGAACTTCTAAGCTTTGCGCTTCATTAGATGGTTCAGTGTGGGAAATAAATGATCCGGCAAAGCGAGTGCCGCCGTTACATCCTAACTGTCGCAGTATCTTGGTTCCGGTCGAGAAGGACGGTCAACTTGTTGGCGAACGGCCATTTGTCATGGACGAACGTCGAGTTAAAGACATCCCGAAAGAAGAGCGAAGCCAGTTAATAGGGCAGTTAGATGCCAATACCACTTTTAAAGAGTTCTTCAAAAAGACAGATGATTTCTTTCAAAAAGAGTGGCTAGGGCCGAAGCGTTACAAGCTCTATAAGGAAGGAAAATTTGATTTTGAAAAGTTCTTCGATCCGGAAGGGCGGCTTTATACCTTGGACCAACTTCGAAAGTTGGATGAGCAAACTTTCAAGGAGTTGGGCTTATGAGTATTAGTTCAGAATTCATCTTTATTTCTTTCTTCGTTGTTAGTGGGCTTATCTACTGGCAAAGAAGCAAGCATTTTAAAGATTATTTAAAACGGAAACGCTAAATAAAATTTTAACCATAGCACCTTCGGGTGCTTTTTTTGTGAGAAGAAAATGATCAAAGAAGTAACAGAGCAAGAGTTAGCTGAAAAGTCTGCGGCACCCCGAGTAACTAAAGCGCAAATTGATTCATTGATGGAGCGTGTTACTTATACGGTAGAGCAACGCCCCGGAGGCACGACATCTACTTTTGTACATGCATTTTTAGATGGAAAGTTTTTTCTAGCAACGGGTTTTAGTGCATGTGTGAATGCTGAAAACTTTGATGCTGAAATTGGTGAGCGTATGGCTCGTGGAAATGCAGAAAAGTCAGCCGAAAATAAACTTTGGGAGCTAGAAGGCTACCGTTTATTTGCAACAAATTTCTAAGATTTTAATCGAAATGAAGCGTCCTAAGGGGCGCTTTTTTAATGCCTGCCAGATGCGGATGCGGACGGTGAATCCGGGCGGATGCCCATTTTGTATATAGGTTGGATGACCAATGAAACTTAAAACAGTAACAATCGACGGTAAAGTTTATGCGGAAGTAGACGGTGATAAGCCGATCTATATTCATGATGATGGCAAAGAAATGCCACATGATGCACCTCATTCGGTAGCAACAATTGCACGCTTAAACAATGAAGCTAAAACACATCGTGAAGCCAAAGAAGCAGCCGAAAAAGCATTAAAAGCTTTTGAAGGAATTGAAGACCCAGCGGCAGCTAAAAAGGCATTACAAACAATCCAAAATCTCGACGATAAAAAGCTGGTGGATGCCGGTGAAGTTGAGAAAGTTAAAGCTGAAGCTATCAAAGCAGTTGAAGAAAAATATGCTCCGATTGTTGAGCAACGTGATGCTCTAGAAGCCTCTTTACATAAAGAACTTATCGGCGGTGGTTTTGCTCGTTCTAAGTACATTCAAGACAACATTGCAGTACCTGTGGATATGGTGCAAGCGACCTTTGGTCATCACTTCAAAATCGAAGAAGGCAAGGTGGTTGCATACGATCAGAACGGTGAAAAGATTTATTCACGTGTACGTCCCGGTGAACTTGCAAATGTTGATGAAGCTTTAGAGTCATTGGTTGGTGGATACCAGCATAAAGACTTAATTCTTAAAGGTGGTAAAGGAACTGGTGGCGGTTTTCAAGGTGGGGGCAAAGGTAGAGCGCCTACAGGAATGAAACGCAGTGAAATGTCTGTTTCTCAAAGAGCTGAATACATCAAAGAACATGGCCAAGAATCATTCCTAAAACTACCAAACTAATTATTAATATTTGGAGATAAGTAGTTATGACTACAACAGTTAATTCAGACATGATCATCTACAACCAATTGGCTCAAACTGCTTATTTAGAGCGTTTGCAAGACAATTTGAATGTATTTAACCAGGCCTCTAATGGTGCAATTGTATATCGCAATGAGATTATTGAAGGTGATTTCAATAAAGAGGCATTTTACAAAGTGGGCGGTAGCATCAAGCATCGTGATGTGAACTCCAATGCAAAAGTAACTCCGGAAAAAATCGGTGCAGGTGAGTCTGTAGGTGTAAAAATTCCATATAAATATGGCCCTTATGCATCTACTGAAGAGGCATTTAAGCGCCGTGCTCGTACACCAGAAGAATTTGCTATGGTTGTTGGTTACGATCTTGCAGATGCATTGGTTGCTGGCCGTTTAGAGTACAGCCTAGCTTCTTTAAAAGCGGCCATTTCTAGCAATCCAGACATGGTTGCAAAAGGTAGTATCGTTGTTGATGGCCGCAAAGCATTGACTCGTGGTATGCGAAAGTTTGGTGATAAGTTTGGCCGCATTGGCTTATGGGTGATGAACTCAGATACATATTTCGATATTGTCGATGATGCAATCACTAAGCAAATTTATGGTGAATCTGAAATCGTTATCTACGGTGGTTTACCGGGAACCTTAGGAAAGCCGGTCTTGGTGACGGACGCTGTAGGTGATAACGATGCTTTTGGTTTGCAGTATGGCGCTGTCACTGTAACTGAATCACAAGTACCAGGCTTCCGCGCGTATGACATCAATGATGAAGAAAACTTGGCAATCGGTATGCGTGCTGAGGGTACATTTAACCTAGATATTCTTGGTTATAGCTGGGATACATCAAAAGGTGAAAACCCTGACCTTACTTTACTTGGTTCAAGTGCCAACTGGAAAAAACATGCTACTAGCAACAAAATGACAGCAGGCACATTGCTTGATCTATCTGGCACAACAACAACTGGTTAACTCATAAACATCTCACTATAAGAGGGCTATTAAGCCCTCTTTTTACATTTAAGAGAAATGCATCATGAAGCTAATTTATACACGTATTGCTGCTGCAGCTGCGTTAGAGGTTGGAACTATTGCCAATCCTGATTATTACGAACATCCGAATCGAAGTGCTGAAGAAGTAATTATTTACGGTGATTACCCGAAAATCCAAAATGATTACCAAGCTCTGGATATTCCTGTTGAAGTTCGCAAATTGGAAGAGCCTGCAAAAACGACATTGGCCACTGTAAATGTAGCGGTTGGAATTACTCCAGAGCTGCAAGAAGTTATTGATAAAACTAAAGCTGAGTGTGAAAAGGTAGTTGAAGAAAACACTCAGCTTAAGCAGAAAATTGCCATCTTAGAGCAGGCTGGTGGTAACCAGTCAGAGTTGTTATCTGAGAATTCACGATTAAAAGATGCAGCAGTCTTAGCAGATAAAGCTCTCAAAGATGCTGAAGCTCAAGTTGTCGGTATTAAAGCTGAATTTGAAGCTTTTAAAAACGATATTCCTGCAATGCAAACACGTATTGCTGAATTGGAAGCTGGAAAAGCGGCAGAAAATTCAGCAACAGAAACGGCAGCTAATGATTTTGAAAACTGGTCAAATGATCAATTAAAAGAGTATTTGGCTAGTAAAAACATTGGTTACAAACCGTCTGCAACAAAAGCAGAACTCCTTAAATTAATCCCGAAGGAATAATGCAATGAGCTTTATTACTGTAGATGACGCAAATTCAATTTTGGGCAGCGATTTTGCACCAGACAGTGATAAAGCTCGTCTGGTAAAGCTGGCTAATGTTTGGATGAAAAAACGGATTGGTTTTGTACCGGATCCTATTGATCCACTTCTTAAGGACGCGGCTTGTGAAATTATCAAAGGAATTCTGGCCAAAGTAATTTATAACGGCAAAGACCAGCAGTTGAAGCGTAAGAAAGTTAAAGCTGATTCTGTTGAGTCAGAAAAAGAATATCAGGACGGATCTGAAGCAATCTCTAGCTTCGAACAGATAGCAATTGATTTTATTGATTCACTTGAATTGAAAGATCCAAATGCAAGTTTTAATGGCTTTGGCATACCACTTTATAGGGCATGATATGGGCTTACGTGACGAAATTCAGGCAGATATTGCTGAAGCATTTAATGATGATTTAGCGGACGCCGTTCATTCATTTACTTGTGAGCGGATCTCTAAAACGAATTGGGATCCTAAGACAGAAACTTATGTTGAAGTTAAAGAAAATTATTCTGGCCGTGGTGTTCTGTTTGGCTCATACAGTCAATATGAGATTCAGACGCTTGGAGTACTGGCCACAGATAAAAAGGCTACAGTGCTGCAGAATGAAGTAACTATGACTCCAAAAATTGATGATGAATGGTTAACAACCTTAGGCTCATTCCGCGTTATTCATATCCAGCAGGATCCAGCCTCTACTATTTGGAAATGTCAGTTGAGGAAGGTTTAAATACTTGTTCTAATATCCTTCTAAATTAGGGGGATATTATGGGAAAAGTTGAAAAAATATATGAAAATATAAAAACTCAGAATGAAAATCTTCAGGAAGAAGTTCATCTATTTTTCCATTTGCTTATGGCAAGTGATTTTGAAGAAATAACAGAATCAAGGTTTACTTCAGTTTTCATAATTAAAATGTTCTATGCATTCTTTAGGGGCGCTAACTTAGACATGATTTTATGTGAAATAAAAAACTTGGAAAAACTTGATTTAAATTATAAAAGAATGAAGCCAGCTACACAGTTTAAGAAAAAACCTTTAAAGAATTTATGGCATAAACACTTTGAGCAAATTGGATTAAGCTCAATGTCTTTAAATATTAAAAGTCAGATCAATTCAAATCCTAATTTTTATAAGGATTTTATAAATATTTATAATGATCCCAACTTAACTTTAAATGAAAAAGCTTCAAAGTTGGCTTACTTCAGTTCTAGTAAGCAATATTTAGATCGTATTGAAAACGGAAAGCTAACAGGTGAATGGATCATTTACCATGTTCACAATCAAAAAAATTATTATCTTAATATCGGAAAACATAATGATGGTGATGCAGTACTTGCAGAGGAAATTAGAGAAATAGCTTTGTTTGAGTTTCCACAATTTAGAGGCGAAATACCACTTTTTGAATAGTTCATAGCCCACTTCGGTGGGTTTTTTATTGGAGTAATTATGACTTGGACTGCACATGAGGTGTATGACAGCTTTCAGGTTGTACCTGATGATGATTTAAAACCTCATTCATTTTTTCACTGTGAATGCCATCCCAAATATGTGGATGGCATTTTTGTTCATAACTCATTTGATGGTAGAGAGGCCACAGAAACGCCTTTGCCAAGTTGATAGGTTAGGCCATGGTTAATACTAATTATGTTCCAGAGTGGTACATTTCACCGTTTCAACATGTCAAATATGCACTTGCTAGAAATCAAATACATATGGATTTGTTATTTGAAGATATGGGCAAAGCTGATCAATTTTTAGATATGGGGGCGGATGCTCAGGTTAGTTCTTATTCAGATGGTGCATATGCAATTGTCCAAATTGGAGATACAGCGGATAAGAACCAAATACAAGTTTATGGATTGCTTTTACACGAGGCTGTTCATATCTGGCAAATAGTAAAGAAGCGAATGGGTGAAAGCGAACCTAGTGTTGAGTTTGAAGCATATTCAATTCAAGCGATCGCTCAAGACCTTTTCGAAATGTATGAAGAAAGTGAGGTAAAGCATGGGATGGAAGGGGAAAAAGCCAACTAGTTTTAGTCTTGATGTGTCTAAAGCGGCAGAAGACCATGTAAAGAATATTGTTATGGATACTGTGCAATCTTTAGTTAATTTAAGTCCCGTCGATACTGGTGCATACCGTGCTTCTCATATTGTTTCGATTGGATCTGGTGACTATGGCATACGTGAACCTGAAACAAACGCCGTTCAAGATGCCGCTATTCAAGCTGTAAAGATTAAATTGGGCAATTTGGTCTACATTCAGAATAACCAACCTTATGCTGAACGTTTAGAGAATGGCTGGTCTGATCAAGCGCCACAAGGTATTTATGGCCTCACGTTTAACTTTATTTCTCAAAAGTACGGTGGTTAAGATGGCAATGACTTTAGAGCAAACAAGGCAAGCTATTATTGATCGCATGCAAAGCTTTACGGGTATTGCTCAGGAACGGATTCAGTATCCAAATGCACCAGGCTTTACGGTGCCTAAAGAAGGTTTGTGGTGCCGTTTAACGATAGCAGGTGGGCCGAGCTTTATTTCAGGCATTGCTGATAAGCCATGTACACGCCGTACCGGTAATATCATGATCCAATGCTTTGATCGATTACATACTGGAGAGAAGGCCTTAACAGTTCTAAGCGATGCATTGCTGGCTCATTTTGAATATTTCTCAATCGAACATCTAGAATGTTTGAATGGTCAATCTATCTATGCGGGTAAAGATGCTGATTTCATTCAGTATAATGTCAGCATTGGGTTTAAGGTGAATTGATATGTCATGTATGCTGACTTTAGAAGAAATCGAAATTAAACGGCAAGAACTGGAGCGACATCTTGAAGATGTTATGTCTGTTGAGTTGAGCAAATGGCAATCTGAAAACAAGCTATGTGTTTCCGATGTGAATATACGTTTGGCCAATGTGAATAGTCTTGGTGGAACTAAACATAATGTAGTTACTGGAGTAAGTGTTGATTTAGATTACAAACCTTAAATTACTTTAATTAAATGACCGCTAAGAAGCGGTTTTTTTATGTCTATAGGAATCACTTATGAGCAATTTTGTTTTTAAGCGTGGTGACACTTTCAACTTGAACTTGCAACTGGTTGATATGAATGAAACCCTGCAGTATCCACCGGATGATGTTCGCCGTGCAATTGATCTTACAGGTTATACCTTCACTTCACAGGTTAAAGCTCTGGCTGATGGTGCTGCTGTGGCCACCTTGACTTGTGCGGCACTAAACCAGAGCACACAGAAGGGATGGCTGAATATTAAATCTAGTGCAAGCACTGCAACTTGGCCCTTAGGTCTGTGTCAGATGGATATTAAAGCTGTAGTTAGTGGTACTACGCAGCACACTGAAACTTTGACTTTCCAAGTGATTGACGGGGTAACAGCATAATGGCAAATCTAGTCTTTAAATATTCTTGGGATCATCGGCCTTTCCCATATAACTCAGCTCAAGGTAAGCGTCAGTTTATGCTACCTTTTGCTTCAGGTATTCCAAACTTAACGCCAAATTTCTCTCAAATTCAAAATATTCCAACAAGTAATCCAGCATCTCGAACTGTTGGGGCAAATGCCGGCAATATTATGGAAGTTGGAGCATTCGGCCTTGGTGGTGTTATGGCCGCTGGTTCTAGTGCCTATGCATTAACAGAGACCGATGCAACAGATTACCCAGCAGCTAATGGTTTTGCTTGGTCTAATAATACAGCTTCAGCGTCGATCCCTGCATATTGTTGTGGATTGACCATGACCCGAGGTGCTGGAGTGCATGCTCAGGTTTTGGCTGCACCAAGTAGTCATGAAATTTACTATCGGGTAAGACACCCGAATGTTAATTCAGGTGCATATTCACTTTATAAAATGTGGACTCAGAAAAACACGACTGTAGATGGCAATGGATTCATTAAATCAGCTTCACCAATTGTTAAGTTATTTAATAATCATATTGAGTTGAATACAGAAGCGGAAAAGCAGCCAATTAAGTTTGAGTTGTTAGGAGTCGGCGATTACCTCATTAAGGGCTCACTGGGTTTTGCTCAAGAAGGTTGGTATATCGAAGTCCCTAAAGATGCCAATGGGAACACGGTAGTAGCAGTTGAATATTCAACCTTAGAAAATGGTGATCTTTCTATTAAAACTTATAAACGTAAGTTTGATGTGGAAAAGGCAGCCATTGTAGCTGATCTCGAAAGTCCGCTCGATATTCCAGAAGGCCGCTGGATTGATATCCGTCTGCATGAAGAACCTGAACCAGAACCTGAGGTTGAAGAAACTTTGAGTGAAACACCAGTGGATTTCCAGCCTACTAACTTATCTCAGGCAGTTGCTGCAGCCATGAATGGCGTGGAACCGCCAGAAATCTCAGACACAGACGAAACACTTTAATAACCCGCTTAAAAAGCGGGTTTTTTATTGCCTAAATTTTGGAGAACCATAAATGAGTTCAGGCGCAAAAATTCGATTATATGCTTGTGAAGAAGCAGTTTTAGGAACAACTCCAGCAAACCCGATCTGGTACACAGTTCGCCGTGTAAGTGATGGTTTATCTGAAAATGTTTCTACTGAAGAAAGCAGTGAAGTGGTTGATTCACGTTTTCGCCAAGGTGGGGTAGTTACTGAAGCAGAAGTAGCAGGTCAGTTAGAGTTTGAATTATCACTTGGTACCTTTGATTTGTTCTTAAGTGCTTTAGCATTCAATAACTGGGCGACAAACAGCTTAACAATTGGCGGTGCTGTTCGAAAATCATTAACGTTAGTTAAAGTTTTTGAAGATATTGGGCAGGTGTTTATTTACCGTGGAGTTCAGGTCAATTCTGGTGAAATTACTATCCAGACTACAGGAAAGATCACTGGTAACTTTGGTCTTGTAGGTAGCTCATTTACTAGACAGCAAGTCAACCCTGTTGTAAATCCGATTGCAGCTTCAACACGTCCACTGGTCAGTATGCCAAACGTGGAAAACTTGCTTGTAAACGGCCAGTCAATTCAAGGCAAAGCATGTCTACAGTCTTTGACCATTTCTATTAACAATAACCTTGAAGCAATCCGTTGTATCGGATCTGGTAAATACACTCCAGAGTTTTATTTAGAGAAGATGATGGATATCGAAGCGAATGCTTCATTCATGTTCTCGGCCACAGCTGCTGGTTGGATTGATGCAATCAAAACCCGTGATGTGTTTACACTGACCTTCGACATCAGAGACAGCAAAGGAAGTAAATATTCGTTCAACTTCCCGCAATTGGAAGTCATGGAAGCCAATCACCCGGATGGTGGTGGTGATGACATCATTACTGTAGATATCAACTTTGCCCAAGTTCGTACAGCGCCAACAATTGTACGTGCTCTTGTGTAATCAACTTATTCAGTAACAAAGCCTATGGAAACCCATGGGCTTTTTTATTTCTAAAAATTAGAGGTTGTTATGGCTTTAAAAGTCGGAATTATTAAAAGCTCAGACGTATCAAAATGGTGTGAATACAAGGGTGCTGATGGCGATGTACAGGCTGAGTTCAAAGTCCGTGGTATCGCTTATAAGCCTTTTCAGGTAGCTATTGAACGGGCAGGAAACCAGATCTCGTCTAAAGGCTATGATGTGATGGTCAAAGATGAAGATGCCAAGCTTTACCACGAGCTTTTAATGGATGCATGCGCGGCCCACTTAATCGAAGACTGGAAAGGTGTGGTATTTGCCGAAATCGTAGACGGTAAAACTGTTGAGTCCGAAAAGCCATATACACCTGAGAATGCCTCAAAGCTTCTTAATCTTGGTGATATTGGTATTTCAATCTGGCTATTCATTAAAGAACAGGCCCAGAAGATTCAGGAAGACGCAGACAAGGACAAGGCTTTAATTCTGGGAAAGTCATGGAGCTCTACAAATACCAAAAAACGTATGCGTCGAAAACGCCGCACGAAATCGAGCAAATCAAGTTCTTAGGCGGCCGTATTCCGGATCCGCCAGAATATTCGTATGCGGCTGATTCAATTCTTTCGGCATTTAGCACGATTATCAGATCTAGAAGATATGAGCAGAGTATCCCGTTATCTTTAGATCAGCAGGCAATCAATGTTTATGCTGAGCACAATGATTTGCCTGTTGATGCTCATATTTTTAATGACTGTATTTTTGCTTTAGACAATTTATTTATTGAAGAAGCCCATAAAAAAATTAAGTCTAGTAAATAACCATTCTACGGTTTGGTTATTTTAATAATCCATGATGATAGTTAAGTTATTCTAAATTATAGAAAATAAGTATAAATAATGATCTGATTTTAATTGACGAAAGTAATGGTGAGGAGTTTATTTAAAGTACAATAACAAAAGGAAGTGGAAATGAATAAAAGATTTTTAAGTGCATATATCCTTATTTCTTTAACCTTACATGGGTGCCAGAGCCTAGATACTAAAAATAGTCTTTTGAGCCACCAGATATTGGCTGAAATGAGCAAATCGAATCAATTGGATACTTTATCTCCTCAAGAAATTAGAGCCAATAAGTTAGCTGATTTGAACACTAGATTTAAAAATATGGAGATCGATTTACAGAGAGCTATTACATATTCCGTTTATTTACAGAAACAAAATTATGCTAAAAGGAAAAGAATTGGTGCATTTGGGAGCTTTTTAGGCGTAGTTGCAACTACTTTAAATGCAGCTTCAAAAGCTAACATAGTCACTTCCACCGCATTCACTGGACTACAAACAGTAACTATGGGCTATATTACAAATGACAATACTCAGTATATAGATCCTCACTCATATGAAGAAATGCAAAAAATAAGAAATAGTCTAAGAGAATCTTTTATAGCTTATCAGACAAACTATAAAAGTTTGCTTACAACTAACCTTAACAACAATGATTGGGACAAATTATATTTGGAGACAGTAATGCTTTTGGAAAAAATAAAATTTGATATGAATATTATTTTACCTCCTGAAGATTTTACTGACAAAAGAAATCAATTAAATGGTAGTAATGAATAAACCACCTTATGGTGGTTTTCCTTTATGTGACATTTAGTAACCAGTTTGTTAAAGTTAGTACACTTTATAACAAACGGTGAAATTCATGAAAAAAATATTGGCTGCTGGATTAATCGGTTTTGGGTTAGTTGGGTGTGCTACCACACCTCAGCAACCATCAGAACCTGTAAAATTTGAAAAGGTTTATCAAATAGATGGGTTAAAGCAAGGGCAAATTTATGATGGAGCACGTCAATGGTTTGCTACAGCTTTTCGCTCGGCAAATGCAGTAATTCAGTATGAGGATAAGACTACGGGTTCAATTATTGGCAAAGGTAATATGCCATACCGTTGTTCTGGGTTTGCTGATTGTATGACTGTTACGGCTGGTGATCGAGTGGATTTCACAGTGCGTGTAGATACAAAAGATGGGAAAATGAAAGTGAGTTACGATAATCTTACTCACTATAAACCAGCACAGGTAATTAGTGGAGTTCGATATAATGAAACTAATAGACCTATTACTGAAGACTATCCATCAGCTAAAATAATTATGGATGAATTAAATAAATCATCGGATGAAATGGCTGAGAAAATAAAAACTCAACAAAAAGTTAATGCTGATTGGTAATTAACATGAGCACTCATGGCATGGGTGCTCTTATTTTATTAAGTATTACATTGTAGTGATGATATGAAGAAACTATTTATAACAGCAGGGCTAATGAGTGCTGGATTTTTTGGGTTAACAAGCGTTCACGCAAGTGAATGTGGTTATGAGAAATTGCAAGGAAGTGAATTTTCTTTAACAGATATGTCAAAAAAATATGTGCTTAACTCTTTTTTTGTTGATCCGAATAAGGATATTTTTGCTGGAATTCAACGCAATGAAAAGAATTATGAATCGTTGAAAAATAATAAATTCAAAGTAGTAGAAACAGGCGTGCTCACCAGCACAAATGAAAAGAGATTACTTCCAACTAGATATTCAGAATTTGTTATTAATAATAAATCGTATGTGCATGATAGGGCTTTAGCCTCAAAATTATTAACATCTGACTGTAAAACTTATTATTTAAGTGGAGGTTTAACTTTAAGACCAGAATCTACGCAATTTATGTTTTTAAAAGCCGATGGTAGTAAGGCTGATGAGGGGAGCTATATTGAATTATTTGGAAGTGCTCTGAAGCAAAAAGACACTTCTGCATCTGTAATTTTTGATCGTTTTGAAAAAATAGTTAATATAAAAACTAAAGATTTCGATAATATGTTACTGCGAGGGACATACAACCCAACAACAAAGAAACTTTTAACAAGTCAATTGTATTTGAATACATCATTCATAGGTAAATGGGGGAATATTCAAATTGCCTATGATACCGATGGAAATACTCATGAAGTTGTGAAAATTGATCGAGATGCAGACTGCTCTAATAGGTATATGGACTGTAAATTAAGTGAGATAGTTGGAGTATCATTGTCAGAACCATTTCTAAGAAAAAATAAAAATGGCTTTGAGCTAAAACTTAAAGGTCAACAAGATCGGATTATCAAAGTACCTTCCGACATGGTAGTTTCATTCTTAGATGGATTGGATGCTGCGAAAAAGAAATATTAAGATAGAAAAAAGCACCCTAGGGTGCTTTTTTAAGGCGGTTAACAATCTTCTCGGCGATTTTTTCGATGCTGTCATCAGTAATTGATACCGTTTTTTCAATAGACTTTAAATATTCGGAGTATGGAGGAAGCCCCATTCCAACACCTTGTTGCTCTTGAGTTAGTCCCTTGTCAATGAGCTCAAGCATTGCAGAATTTAGTGATAAGTTGTTTTGTTCTGCATAATTCACAACATCATCATATTGATCTTGGGGCATTCGCACTTGTGTGCGTTTCCAATCATCTTGCTTCTCTCTACTCATGATAATGTCTCAAAAATATTTGACACTAATTCTAATGGTGTAGTATCTTACTGTCAATGACATTATTTTTAATGTCAAAAAGCCCCTGAACTTTGGACGGCTAAGGGGCTTCTATCAACTTTCTAAGAAGGAAAAATTGACATGTCTAGTTTAGCATTAAGCTTTAACGAAGTGAAATTTAATCCTGTTGTTCGAGATAATGGCCAAATTTACCTAACGGCGGGTGAGTTGGCGCAGGCGTTAGATTATAAAAGTGTTAAATCTGTAAGTAATCTTTATAACTCGAATAAAGATGAATTCACGGATTCAATGACTCAAGTCATCGAATCCTTGACATCAGGGAATATCGAGGTCACTGATTCAGTGACCTCGAAACAAACACGAAATTTAAAAAAGAAAGTTCGAGTTTTCTCACTACGCGGTTGCCACTTAATAGCAATGTTTGCCCGCACTGCTGTAGCGAAGCAATTCCGCAAATGGGTACTTGATGTTTTAGATAAAGAAGTTGGCACACCAGTTGCCAAAACCCACAAATCCGAACGTGAACCCCTAACCAATGCTGTAAATCTTCTTGTAGCTAAAACTAAGCATTTGAATTACAGCGATGCTTATAAATTAGTTCATCAGCGTTTCAATGTTCAGCATATTGATGAAATCCCATATGACATGATTCCTGTAGCGGTTGAATATGTTCATCATTTGATTGCTATGTACAGTAGCGCAGAGAAGAAAGGGCAAGGTTCATTGTTTGATAAAGACGCCTATGAGCTGGTTCGCAAACTTACTGAAGCAGTTATCATAGAAAATGATGAAATCGTTCCAGTTCTGCTGGCTGTAAAAATGCTTGATATGAAGAAGTTCGCGTATTACTCACACTTAGTAGTGAAAGCGAATGAAGCAGCACGAGATATTGCTAGATTGTTGGATTTCAGGAACCTACAAAATGAGCCGTTGATCGATGCAGACTGTTCGGTGATAGCCATGTCTAATGGACAAAGATTTCTAGCACGACCGAACTGGTTTAACTGCCCAGCTTAGTAATTATTTTTAATTTAAACAGAGCCCACTCATTTGAGTGGGTTTTTTAATGCCTAGAGGAAAGTAAAGATGGCACAAGAATCCCGTTTGGTCATTGTTATTGATTCGCAAAATGCTGAACGTAATGCGCGTAATCTAGGCAATGAACTTGTTAGCATTGAACGTAAAGGTGAATTTGCATCTAAGTCTATGGACAGCTTGTCTGTAGCCACCAGAGCTTTAGCTGGACACATGGCTGGTTTATTAACAGTAGGTTCAGCCATTTCAAAGATGGATACATATACTGGATTACAAAATCGCCTTAAGTTAGTCACTAACAATCAAGTTGAACTAAATAAAGCAACGGAAGACACTTTCCGAATTGCTCAAAAAACCTATTCAGCTTGGGATTCTGTGTTACAGGTTTACCAGCGTTTTAGTGATAATGCCAAAACTTTAAACCTCACAATGGATGACACAGCACGTTTAACTGAAACAGTATCAAAAGCAGTTGCGATCAGTGGTGCAAGCGCAGAAGCTGCTGATGCAGCTTTAGTTCAGTTCGGGCAGGCCTTGGCTAGTGGAACGTTGCGTGGAGAAGAACTTAATTCTGTAATGGAGCAAACCCCAGCACTAGCAAAGGCTATTGCTAAAGGTATGGGTATTACTGTAGGTGAATTACGTTCAGTAGCAGCTGAAGGAAAAATCACTTCACAGGAAATCGTTAAAGCACTTAAAAATGTCCAAGATGAAGTTGATACTCTTTTTGCTAAAACTGACATTACAATTGGTCAATCATTAACTTTACTTAATAATGAAATTACTAAATTTGTAGGAGAGGCTGGTAAAGGAAGCGGGGCAGCACAGGCTTTATCAGGATCGATTCAGTTATTAGCAAATAATTTGAATTTAATTGCAGACAGTGCATTTGCCATAGGTATTGGCTTAATGACAAAAGCTGTTTTAACAAAAACGGTTGCTGTACAAGCGAGTATTGCTGCATCAACCAAACAAGTGTTTGCCACAATTGCTGAACGTAATGCGAATATTGCAGCAGCAAAAGCTGAAGTGGAATCTGCGCTTGCCGAAGCACAAAGTACGCAGGTGACACTAACGAACATCAAAGCTACTCATGCTCAGATCATGGCAGAAATAGAACTCGAAAAAGTTCGTTTAAAAGCCCAAATCACTGAACAAGGTCGCACGGCTACCATCACACGAATGGCTCAGCTAGGACGATTACAAGCTCAAGTTGCGTTAGAGGTTGCTGCCGCAGAAACAGCTCAATCAGCATCATCTGCAAGATTATCAGCAGCCTTAACAGCGCAATCTGTTGCTACAAGTCGTTTAGCTTTGGCAAAGTCAGCGCTTATGGCGATTTTTAGCCCAATGGGTTTAGCGATTGCAGCAACAGCCGCATCTTTCTATTTACTAAGCAGCAGTTCGGATGAAGTCAAAGAGTCTCTTGCAACACAATCTGACTCGGTTAGTGATTTAACAGATAAGTACATAAAGTTAAATACTGTGCAAGCATTAACAGAGGGTGTGCGGTTACGCAAAGAGATTGAGCAGCAAAATGATGCAATTGATGATGCTAGTGGAGCTATCAAACGTTTTGCTTATATCCAAAAGGAATTATTTAAATTATCTGGCAGTGATTATGAAGATTATCAAAATGCCATTAAGTCTATTGCTACAGGTGCAAGCGATGCAGGTGATCTCTTAAAAAAGATGATTTCATCTGGTCGTTTTAGTCAGACTCAAATTGATAAACTTATTGAGTTCTCTAGTGCAGTAGCAGAATCAAAAAATAAGATTGAGCAGGGTAATACTGCTCTAAAACTCTTAAATGCTACTTCTGGACAACATGTTGAGGTAACGGCCGAATCAATTAAGCAATTAACAATTCAAACAAACTTAACAAAAGTCGCTACTCAAAATTTCACTGACATGAAAACACAAATGCTTGATTCATTACGAGCACAATTGGAATTCATTCGGTTAAATGGTGGTAGTGAAGAACAAGTTAAATCGTTGAATAAGGTAATTCAGGCATATTCTTTAAATCAAATTTCAGCAACTGATGCTGTGAGTAAGTTCAACAGTACCGCCAAAGTTCCGGTTGATAACATTAAGAAATTGCAAGAATATGCCATTAAAACGGATCAGTCTAAAATTGCGTTAAATCAGGCTAATGCTGAGCTGAAGAAACAAAACGACTTGCGTAATGAGTACCTAAAACAACATCAAACTGTACTTGGTGCTCAACAAGGAGAAACAAATGAATTAAATAACCAAGTCGCTGCACAAGAAAAGTTAAATAAATTACGAGACAATGCCAACAAAGATAATCTGAAAAATGATTTTCTTATAAAAAACACTAAGGCATTTGGTGGTGGCGAAAAGGGTCTTGATAAGGCGCGTGCGGCATCAGAGTTTTATACCGACAATAAAATTCCGATGACTAGAAGTTTAACTAGTCAGGAAGCTGCAATTTTTGAGGCTTGGTATAAGAAGCAGAAGGAAGCCAAGGACTTACAAGAAAGTATTTCTGAGTCTACCAGAAAGCAAACAAAAGAGGTTGAAAAACAAACCAAAGAGTCTGCCAAACAAGCTGTTCTACTTGCGGGGAATAATGAGCGAGAGAGAAATATGCTTCGGGTTTACCAATCCTTCCGTAATGCAGGCTTAGGCGATAAACAAGCTCGTGTAATGACAGCTCAAGTTGGACGAGAGACTGATTTTAGAAATGAGGCAATGTTTGGTAGTCACAAAGATGCCAATAATGGTTATACCAACACAGGATTTTTATCATGGCAAAAAAGTCGCTCAACTAAGTTAATGCAGTCTTTACAAGGGCAAGGAGTCTTGGATAAAAACGGTAAAATCCAGCAAACTCAAGATGCATTGGATGCAATGGCTAAACATGCTGTGCAAGAGGCGATGACCGATAAAAGTTATAGTAAATCTAAAGCAGCTCTTCTTAATGACGATTTAGACTATCGAAGTTTAGAGAGAATTGTTGCCAAAAATTTTGTTGGCTGGGACTATGACGGGAAAAAGCTTGGCAAAGCTAAAGCTTCACAGCATTTAGCCAAACAAGACTCTTACTATAATCAGCTTAGTAAAATTTTAGGGGATAACCCCGAAGCAGCCTCAAAAGCAATTAGTGATCTTTCGAAATTCGAAGATGAAGCATATAAGGCACGTGCAAAAACTCTTGAGGAAATTAAGCAGCTCCAAGCAACATATGATTCAGAAACAGTTGCTAGAAGCAAAAAACGTGAGGAGGAAATCAACAAAGCAACCATTTTAGGTCAATCAAATTTAATCCCAAAAATTAATGAGCGTTATGATGCTGAAGATAAGTTAGCTCAGAAGCAATTTGATTTTGAAGTAAATGGTTATAAGTGGACTGAGAAGCAAAAGCTTGAGTACACATATGAAATCAATTCTTTGCGATTAGTTGCTGAAGGCAAACTCTCTGAAGATCAAAGAAAGGTTGCTTTAGATGGCCTGGAATTGCAAAAGCAGCAAGAGTTAGGATTACTAAAACTTGCTCAGGAACAGCGTTTATTTCAGGCACGTTTATCATTGCTTTCGGAAACGCAAGCCATGCAGGAACGTTACAGACTAGAACGGGAGGAAATTCTTAAGAATACTAAACTTTCCATTAAAGAGCGGCAAAAGCTAATCGCATTCTCTAAAGCCAATCAGGATAAAGAGACTCGCGATAAGGTGAATAACGCTGTTCAAAACTGGGGTGGTATTCAGGCTGATATGAATGGTACCAGCGAGTTCTTCAGACAGGATCAGGAGCGGTTTAGCCGTTTAAATGCTGCAAATGATTTAGCAGATAGTCAATTTGCTGCTACTGATCTGAATGAACAAAACTCTTTAAATGGTCTTGATGCTCAAATGGAAGCAGGACTCATTAAGCAACAGGATTACGAAAATCAGAAAACAGCTATCATTCAAGCTGCTCAGGACCAACGTAATCAGATTGCTGCTGAACATGCAAAGAATGTTCAGGATATTGAAGATAAATATCAGCAAGATCGTTTGAACACCCAAATTGCATTTGGTGGCCAAATGATGGGTTCACTCACATCGATGTTTGGTTCAATGTTTGGTGAGCAGTCTAAAGCATACAAAATAATGTTCGCTGCAGATAAAGCTTATGCGATTGCAGCTGCCGGTATTGCGATTCAGCAAAATATTGCAGCAGCTTCAAAAGCTGGTTTTCCTCTTAACATTCCATTAATTGCTGGAGCTGTTGCACAGGGTGCAAGCATCATTGCAAACATCCGTGCAATCAAAGATCAAGGCTTTGCTGACGGTGGTTACACTGGATCTGGTAGAAAATATGAACCTGCAGGTATTGTCCATAAAGGAGAGGTGGTCTGGTCCCAAGAAGACATTAAAAGATGGGGCGGAGTTGGTTTAGTTGAGAAAATGCGTAAGAGTGCAAACCCTGAAGCTTTTCTCAATAACAATGCCTCGGCTGATAGTGTCATGCGCCGTGCAATGATGAGTTCTAATGCCTTTATAGAAAGCCAAAAGCAAGCTGACATCTTTAATCAACCGGTTCAAGATACTCAGATTATCTATAAAGGTAATAGAGACACACCTAAGTTGGCGTCTTCGGCAAATTCTGACTTATTCCATGATGGCAAGGTCTACTTCTCATCAAATGGTTTAGTTCAGGATCGTTCAAATCTGGATGATGTTCAGGATTTTACTTTAGGACGTACTTCACGCCCTCAAGCTGAGATTATGCCTTCAATTGAGCCTGCTTCACCGACAATCAATTTCAAAATTGAAGTGATTAATCAGGTGAGTGGAGCGACAGTTGAAGCTGAACAACTGGATGAGCAAACAGTCCGGATCATTGTTACAGATGAACTGGATAAGCAGCTTCCAAGAAAGGTACCGAAACTTGTTAGTGATCAAATCGGTAATCCAAACTCAACTATTAGTCGGTCTTTGACTGAGAATACGACAGCAAGACGGAATCGTTAATTTAAAAGCTACCTTTAGAGGTAGCTTTTTTAAATAAATTAGGACAAAATTTCAAAAAATTGGTGAATATTCTTATGCTTCCTCCAGTTCCTAAAACTAAGTCATCAGAAGTAACCGATATTATTAACTCTGCTGTTCTTACTGGATCGATAAGTGAATTTCAGTATTTTAGATGCAAACGGTTGCTTAATGATATTAAAGAAACTGAGCCACTAGATTGGTTTTTATTAAGCAACAGTATTATTGAAATGTATTTTGATAATCCTATTCTTGCGCATCAATACGCTCGAGAAGTACTGAAAATTAGCAATAGTGTATCAATTTTATCGAATCTTTATTTTGTTTTTCTTAGCTCAGTAGATTTTTCTAGTGCTAATGAAAATATTGATAAAATTATAAGTTTGTGTAGTAAACAAAATTTACCCTTAGAAAGTTTTATTCCTATTGACTTCAAACCTATAACTTATTTTCTAGATGGAATTTTAAATGATGATTTAAATTATTATAAAAGATTTAAAAAGGAAGACTTTAATGAATTTATTCAGTTTTTTGAAATTAAAAATAAACTAGAAATTGATTCTAGAGTCTTGAAACATATCGGTTCAATTCTTTTTAAATGTTTTAACTCAAGGAATGTTCGGTGTCGAAAATATGAATATAGTTTTATTGATGATGAATTTTTAATATTGCTTTATGTCGATAGAAGTTTTGATGAGATTGACGCTATGAATTCAGAAATATTTAGTAAATGCTATGATGAGGGTTTAATTGATGAACTGAATAAACTTTCATATTTTATTATTCCTTATGAAGTGGGCGTGGATTGAAAAATGGCTACTACAGATACACTAAATTACTGTTATGAGCTGTTAGGTAATTCTACAAAATATGATGAATGTCACAAAAGGAATATTATAGGGCGTGCTTATTACCATGCTTTTTATGAAGTCCGACATCATTTAGAACAACGACTATTATGGCCAGTAACAAAGACAAAATGTGGAGCTCATGAAAAAGTCTATAGCAGACTTAGTGGGTACCCTGCGGGTTCAACGTCTGAAATGATTCAGAAAAGAGCTGCGGAAATCAAAAATCGAATACAAAAATTAAAGAGGTTTAGAACAACAGCTGACTATCATCTTCATCTAACGATTTCAAATCAATTAATAAACTATATTTTACATGAATCTAGTCAGATATCTGAAGAAATATCAAGACTTTAGTTGTTAAAGATACTTTTATACCGACCCATTATGAGGTCGGTTTTTTATTACCTGAAGGAAAGTTATGTACAAGTTAAAGCTAAATCCTCAGACCAGCGGCTATGGCGTAACACCAGGTGATGATGTGAAACGTCAGCAGATGGATGGCGGACGTGGTCGCTATTACATCGATGTAAAACGTAATAGTCATATTGTCGATGTGAACTGGAATTTAAGTAAAACCGATTTCAATAAAATGATGGCTTTCTGGCGGATCTATCAGAATAAGCCAGCTTCATTCTATGCGGATTTGGTCATAGACCAAGGAACACGTCAGCAATACCAATGCAATTTCATTCCGAACTCGTTCAAGACCAATGAAGTGAATGGCAACCTTTACCGGGTAAATGCACAGCTCGAAGTTGTTCAAAACCAGCCTAACCTTACGGCCGATATAGCTTTGATTAAGGATTGGGAGGTCTAATGGATAACGAATACGCCAAGTTCTTTTTCAATCGTAAAGTCGATGTTTATCAACTGGAATGTATTGAGCTTTCTCATCCTTCCTTTATGAACATATACCGAATAGTTCGTAATGATGATCGTGGGGTGTATGTACAACATAAGGAAGGATCCGGTCAGGTCTATTATGAATTTTTGCCAGCATCTATTCAAAGATCCGGAATGCTGGGTGATCTGGACCAGACATTAACCGTTTCTATCTCTGGTCTAGGTGATGTGATGCCAGATGAGTTTGAACGGGTAATCGAAGGGCAATATCCAGATGTAAAGCCAACCGTAAATTACCGGATTTACAGTTCAGACAATCTGAACTCTCCAATGTTTTATTTACTTGGACTGCAACTCTCCAGTGTTGCCATGAACCATAAAGCTGTGACGTTCAAAGCTGAATCTCCACGATTAAATACCGCTAAAACTGGAGATATCTTTGCACTAGACCGCTTTACTGGTCTCAAGGGGGCTATATGAAAAGTCATGATCATTTGCTTGATAGACAATATGACGAGGAAAACTACAACTGTGTTCATTTTGCTCATGAAGCTGCATTGGATCTATATGGAATAGACCGGGTGGAAGCACTTGAATTTTTTATGAAGCCTATTAAAGAAAAGGTATTTCTACCATCAAGGTTAAAACTTTTAAATCCACTGCCCATGCCCAAGGAAGGCTGCATAGTCGCCTTTCACTCGAGATACCGAAACAAGCCCCCACATGTGGGGCTTTTTCGTTTGGGGCGTATTTTGCATTTGCAGGAATCAGGCGTTTCATGGATGCCAATTCAAGTCGTTCAAGCATTTGGATTTAATCGTGTGAGTTTCTATGATTAAGATTATTTATAAACAAGACCCTTTATCCGAAGACAAAACAATTGAACACGCCGAAACTTTGGGTCAATGGCTTACTTCAAAATATGATTATATGCCTGAACATGTCCGTATTTTCCATACAACAAGTAATATGGATCATGCCGAAATTTCATTTGCGAATGAAGTCACACCGAAGAATGCATATGAATTAAAGCAGCTCGATTTCTTGCCAGGCACTTTCATTGTAATTGAGAATCCCAAGGGTATAGACCCCATAACTCTAGCTTGGATAGCGGTTGCTTCTATAGTTATGGGTGTGGCTGTTGCATTATTAATGCCTGTGCCCTCAATTACCCAAACCAACCAGAATAACAATCAATCCTCGTCTGCAAATAACGAATTATCAAACCGTGAAAATAAAACTCGCGTAAATGGTCGTATCGCAGATATTTATGGTGCCGCTCACGATACCCCTGATCTGATTACTGTGCCTTACAAGGTATATGAAAACAATGTCGAAGTAGAGCATGTTGTTGGTTGTATTGGTCGTGGTCACTATAAAATTAACGGTGCATATGATGGTGAAACCAACATTGTTGATATTGCCGGCGCATCGGTAGAAGTCTTTCGACCAGGTGTAGATATTGTTTCAGGTGAGCCATATTTTTCGCTTGGTACCGAAATTACCACGCCGCCACTAACGGTTCAGCATCAAACTTCTGTTAATGGCCAAGTTCTCCGTCCAGCAGATACACAGTCTTTAGAAGGTACGAACTACCTTCATTTTGCATATCCAAACGAGATCCTTCGGGCATCTGCAAACAATACGGATTTAACCACTAAGTTTGTAAGTAATGACCGCGTAGAAATCACCAATGCCTCATTCACGTTTAACGGCCAGACTTATGATTTAAACGGCACTTACAGCGTTCTATCGGTAGCAGATGATCGAATGACGTTATCAAATCCGGCGGCCGTTAATGCTAACTGGTTAAAGCTTAAAGAGTTAAATAACCAACAAACTGCAGCTTTGTCACCAAAGATCAGTTCAATAGGTGAAAAATGGATTGGTCCATTCATTCTGGACAATGTTGAACGTAGCCGGGTGCTGTGTAATTTTGTGGCCACAAATGGACTTTATACCGTTTCTTCAGGTGGGAATCAGGCCGCTGTTAACGTCACGATTGAAGTTGAAGTAACACCGGTAAATGAATCTGGTGCAGCGATTGGTAATCCGATGCTGAAGCAGATCATTTTGAAAGGTTCGGCAAAGTCGCGTCAAACCGTTGGCGCAACGCTGGATATGGTGACATTTCAAGGTCGCTGTAGTGTCCGTGCACGTCGTTTAACACCAACACCGGCGGTTACAACGGTAGTAGATGAAGTAAAGTGGCAGGCGCTTTATGGTGCTTATCCTTTGCAAAGCACAGTGTATGAACATGAAACGGTTTTTCGTGCGCGCACTTATGCAACCACTGGAGCTTTATCTGTTAAGTCCCGCAAGATCAATTTTGATCTTCAGCGGATGTTACCGACTTTTAAAAACGGCGCAATGACGACAGAGCTATTTCCAACATCAAGCTTTGCTGATGCATTGGTTTCAATGGCACTGGATGACAAGATAGGCCGCCGTACGATCGACGAAATAGATCTGGAAAATATCTATCGGACTTATAACGATGTAGTGGATTATTTCGGTACACCACTTGCGGCTGAGTTCTGTACTACGATTGATGATACAAACCTATCTTTTGAAGAGCTGGTCTCCAATCTATGTGATGCAGTGTTTTGTACCGCATATCGGCAAAACAATAAGCTCAAGCTTTATTTTGAACGGCCAACTGATAACTCGGTAATGCTGTTTAACTTCAGGAATATCATTCCGGATAGTTACAAGCATGACCTGACCTTTGGCGTGATGGATGACTACGATGGACTGATCTATGAATACACTGATCCGACCGACGATAGTCGTATCAATATCTATTTGCCAGACAAAGGAGCAAAGAACCCGAAAGAAGTGAAGTCTGTTGGTGTACGGAACAAGTGGCAAGCTCATTTCAATGCTTACCGGCTCTGGAATAAGCTTCGGTTTCAACGTAAATCCATTACCTTTGATGCGGCACCAGAATCAGAATTACTGGTTTTACGTGACCGGATCGCTGTAGCTGATTATCGCAATGGTATTCATCAAAGCGGTGAGGTGGTACAGCAAGAAGGTTTAATTCTCACCCTAAGCCATGATGTCGATTTCATTGCAGGCAAGAGTTATGTGATTTATTTGCAAATGGGGGATGGTACCGTGGACCTGATTCCCGTTACGCCGGGTTCAGCCAAGAACAAAGTAGTTTTAGGGCGTTTACCGAACGGGGCCTTAAAGCTTAGTCCCGATGACTTTGTGAATACTATCTACACCGTAGTTAATGACGATACCAAAGGCTCACTGCCTTATCTGGTTGCAAAAAGAGAACCGGCTGACCAGTTCTCTAATACCATTACTGCAATTAATTACGATGAACGTTATTACCTCAATGACAAGGACTTTATTGATGTGCCGGTTGATGATTCACCGATTTACATTCGATATGACCAGCTGGATATTAATCTGGCACGTTTATATCAGATGCAAAGAGGGGATTTGCCAACGACTGGAGAAATCAGTTTTGTAGTTGAAGCAGGTGCACTAGTTTCAAGTTCAAGTTCTTATCGACCGGAAACCAGATTTGTCTATAAATTCGACTATAACTCTAGTCCTGCAAAACGAGAGTATATCGTTCCAGCTGCATCAGAATTACCTGCTATTGATACTGGTGAGTTCCCACCTGATCTCGTGGTAAATTTGACTATTAAAGGTGCTGTTGTTGGACGTGGTGGAGATGGCGGGTTGCCACATTTGGCATTTGGTGCATGGTCTACCGATCCGGATTATAACTTTACTAAAACCCGCCGTGACGGTTTTCAGGGAGCACCCGGTTTATTAAACCGGCACAGTAAACTAAACCTGATTATTGATGGTGGAACTCTGGCTCGAGGCGGCTCAGGTGGTGGAGCAACACCAAGCGGTATTTATACAGGATTATCGTATGGAGTTCAGGGTATTCCCGGTGGAGCTGGAGCACCTTTTGGTCGGGTTATGACCGGACAACCTATTACTAACGATTCACAAGACTGGCGTTGGTACTTAAATGGTGACTTTATGGTTGTCAAAGTAACCGATGCCGAAGCTTCGGTACCCGGTAAAGGTTACCGAACCCAAAATGATCGATATGGATCTCCATTGTCTGGTGATGGTGGAGGTTGGGGCCAGCGCGGTACCAAGTCCACCAATGATGGAACATGGAATTGGCAATACCATGGCACAACTGAAGGCCAGCCGGGGCCGGGTGGACCTGCAATTGTTGGGGTGGCACCTCTAACAACTCAATTGATTAACGGAGGGAAAATCTTACAAACCCTTTAAACTTTAAAAGAACTTTGAGCACCCAATTCGGGTGCTTTTTTATTGTCTAAAAATATCTGGAGAGATTTATGGAACCAGTTTCCACTAGCGGTTTTACAGCACTTTTAAAATTTTATGGTGCAGCAATTATGGTGACTTTAGCAGTCGGTTTGGTTGCAGCAGTTGTATTAATGACTCGTATGCCACGTTCACCACAAGAGTGGGGCGTAGGCTTGATCTGTACTGTTGTATCAAGTCTTGCTGGCGGCTCATTCATTATTGTGAAGTGGGGGCTTCATGAATGGGTTACTGATGTATGGGGGATGATTGCTCTGGGTGGTTTCTTCTTTGTTTGTGGTTTACCCGGTTGGGCTTTGGTCCGTTGGATTTTTAACTTCATAGATAAACAGGAAGGGAAAACGATTGTTGAAGTGATCAAAGAGTTTAAGAAAGCCAAAAACGATATTACGAACAGTTAATGCCGCCTTCGGGCGGTCTATTAATACTAATGTATCAATTAGTGTCTTCTTTATATTGTTTTTATAATTTGTTATCTTCTTTTGTCTTTACTTTATAAGAGAGGAATAAAATTGAATATCATTTCATTTGACGAAGAATTATTAAAAACAACAGCACGACACTGGATTGATCGCGGTATAGCATTAAATCTTGATGACGAATTAATTGAGTTAAATGAACAGTTTTTCGAACACATTCAAGCAAGTAAAGATTATGGGGATTATTTAACGCGAGAAAGTCTAAACACTTACATTGGTATTTGTGAAGATGATTGTGATCATCCAAATGTTATTGTTGAAGTCGGTTATCATCGTCGTGGACGTGAATTAACGTTAAAGATTTTTGATATCTACATTAGCCCAGAGCTTGATAGTTTAGTTGATTCAGAATATGATTCGAAATACGCAGAATATTTGATCTTTATTATTCAAAAATTCTTGCAGCATGCTGATTGTTCTGGTAGTGCGACTAAAATCTACGCACGTACGGACTATAGTCAAGCATTCTTACAGCGAATGCATGACGCAGCAGAATCCATTAAATCAGAATTAGATAAAGCTGGTTTGACAGTTAAGTTTGAAGGTAAGCGTTGGCTTGCCTTTCGACGTCAATAAACCTTACTAAATAGGTGTGGGAATTATGAACGTTATTTCATTGCTAAGTCATGTTCAATTAACTGAAACAAAACAACAAAAAGTTAATGAATTGGTAGCTCAGTGTGTATTGTCTGCTTGTGCAAAAACTCCAAGTATGCGAGAAGTTCTCAAGGGTGATATGCGCAGCACCATTCATGCATCTCGTCTCCGAAAAGTATCATAAAATCTAAAAATCAGAAAAACCCCGCATTTGCGGGGTTTTTTATTGCCTAAAGGAAACCGAAATGAACATTGAAAAATATCTTGATGAATTAATTAAGCGCGAAGGTGGTTACGTAAATAACCCAGCGGATCGAGGAGGGGCGACCAAATACGGTATTACTGAAGCTGTAGCACGTGAAAACGGCTATAAGGGCAATATGAAAGATTTGCCTCTTGATGTGGCCAAAGCTATTTACAAGAAGCAATACTGGACAGCTCCGCGATTTGACCAAGTAAATGCTGTTTCTTCTGCTGTAGCTGAAGAGCTTCTAGACACTGGTGTGAATTGCGGTACCGGATTTGCAAAACCTCTTTTACAACGTGCTTTGAATCTCCTAAATAACAATGGTAAAGCAGGGTGGCCAGATTTATCAGTAGATGGGATATATGGTCCGGCAACTCTTAATGCACTCAAAACTTATTTGGTCAAACGCGGGAAAGAAGGAGAAAAAGTTTTAGTTCGAGTTCTGAATATTATGCAAGGTCAGCGTTACATTGAAATCTGTGAGCGCAATCCAAGCCAAGAACAATTTTTCTATGGCTGGATTGCTAATCGAGTATCAATGTGAAGTACCTAATTTTACTGTGCATTCTACTCAAGACTGCACAGTTACTTCGACGTATAGTGAGGTAGTTGTAAAAGTTTATAGGTAAGTTATAGGATTGATTGGTAATAATCTTTAAATTTTAGGGGGGGGATTGTTCAGATGTAGTGTATTCTGTAAAATAAAACTTAATTATATTTTGCTTTCAATACAATGAACGATCAAGTTTTCCAATTACAAATTGTTATAAATGGAGGTTTAACCCCCATTCAATCTAAGCCAGAAACACTTGATAAATTAGTAAAAGAATTTGCTATAAATCATTTGTTGTTTCCAAAAGAAATAACTGAACAATTAATTGAGATTAATTCTCAGGATGGTTCTCAAACAAAAAAGATAACTAAATTTATTGATTTGGTTAGTAGCAATCAAAAATGTACCTACCAAATTAGAAATGATTCACTTGTATTTTTAAATTCCTTTGAGAAAATAGAGGAATTAGAAAGTATATTTGAAAAGTTTTTTAAATCGTTTTCGGATCTGACCCCATATATAAACTATAAACAATCAAAAAGATTGGGGCTAGTTCTTATTAGGGAGGATTATAATGAGGTTACATTACGCGAGTATTGTACTTCAGAAGAATTAGATCGAAATGTTATTGAGAATAGATCGAGAAAAGTTACTCGTTTTGCTATGGCGGAACTAAATGAAATGGTAAATTTATCTGTTTCAAAAGATTATGTAACTCATGAATCAGGAGTTTCTCGAAATACTCTAGCAAGTGTTTATGATGTTAATACGTTATCTACTAAGGATGTTTTTAGATTTACAAGTAAGGATGTAGTAAAGTTTATAAATGCTTCAAAGAAATTTATTTTAGAATCAATGTAAGATTTTTTATATGAACTATTCAAATAATTTATCTAATAATACTATGTATGAAAGTGGTAATCATAAAAAGATAATCACTAAGTACGAGATTGAAACAATAAAAACGGTTTGGCAAACCGATAAGATACAGTCTTTTTTAAAAGATTACTTAAATACAGACGTAGTTAGTATTACTGACCCCACTGTTATAGAACAAAAGATAGGGGAAGAGAGCTTAAAGCAAATTAAAAGAGAATTTGATATTTTTAAGAATAAATTTGATAATTTTCTGAGATATGAAGATGTGCCAGTCGATTATGTTTCACCTATTGAAAATGAATTAATCAACTTTTATAAACATAGTAAAGTTGAAGTTCAAGAACAAATTAGCCAATGGATTATTGATTCTTTTGATAACACAAAGGTTCTTCTTAATATTTTAAAAATTTTAGGTAATATTGCTCCTGATTTTATTGATCATCAATTTTTAACTAATTTTCTTATCGTTCTTAATCATAAAGATACTGAAATCAAAGAATATGCATTAAGAATTCAAGAGAAATTAATGCTTCCATCATATAATAATGTACTGAAGCACTCTAAGTTAACTCCAAAATGGATTGATGACTATAGAAAAGAATTGGTTGAATTGTATGAAGAAGATAATAAAGGTAGTTAATTTAATATGACTATTTTTGTAAGAAAGATAAGTAAAGCAAAATGGCCTTCTGAAGAGGAAATTGCAGAAAAAGCACTGGATTCAGAAATTATACCTTTTGTCAGAGCCGATGCCTTAACTACTTGTTTAAAAACTTCTCAAAATACTTTATCTGTTTGGGCAGTTGAAAATTGTACTGATGCTGAAATAGAGAAAGCTATTCTTGCTTTGATTACCAATACGAAATTAGAAAGACTTAATCGAATTCAAATTGTTTATTTTTCAAAAGAAGATGTAGATAGTTTAGGGTTGCCGATTGCAGTAACGGAAGGAGATACAATTATTGAATCTTTGTCTAAATTACATAATGATTTAGTTGATTTAAATTATGAAAAATTGGGAAAAGTATCTCAATTGATTATTTCTTCCTTACGATCTGAAAGTGTCAGAACTTATAATGAAAGAAAATTAAAAGATATGCTTTTAAAGGCTATTAATGAAGGTATAGTTGACCAAAAATTATTACATCCTTCACTACAATCTAAATTAGGTTTGCCAGTTTTAGATCAAAATGGTAATGCACTTATTAAACAGGAAAACGGCGAATTTGTAAAAGTTTAATTTTTTATTTTATAGTTAATAATTCATCCCACTTAAAAGGATTCCTGCTAAGTTTATCTCTACTCATCGACCAGTTCCGACCAGGAACAAAACATGGTCCGACACCTAATTTTTTCTTTCCAAACTTACTATGGATACCATCCATAGCCTGCAT